AAAATCAGGACGGTGCAAATCTTATTTATTTTTCTTGTCCTGATAGCTACAGTATACACCATGTTTTTGATTCTGTATAGTACCGTTTGTCGGAAAATAGAAGGCTACTCATCCTTCCCTACGTCAATCCCTAAACCCAAAAACCCCTCAAAAATTTTCTTTCACGCCCTTTGAAAAATCTCTTGCATCCTGGATTCTTCGTGGTAAGATTGTCACACCAGCGTCGAAAGGCGCAATCAACAACGAAATGGAGGTGTTTTATGAAAGTAGTAGAGAACCTTGAGGAGGACCGTGTAAAACGTCCTGGACTTTATTGCAGGGTATGTTCATCCCGTCTGATGATACGAGGTGTATGTACTATCTTCTGTCCGAACAAGAACTGTGAGAAAAATCAATGAAAGCTTGGGTACTAGTTTGTGCTACGCTTATTATGTGGTCACCTGCGATATTTTTCTTTGCAGTTCTGGCATACAAGCTGATTACTAATTAAAATCTAGGAGAAATTTAAATGAACATCAAACAATTTATCGAATTCTTGCAAACCCTTCCACAAGATGCTACTGTACAAGTTCTTGGTCACTACCGTTCCCAAGGCTACTACGATCAAGGAGGCACTTGCTCTGTAGAAGATTTCTCTGTAGAATGCAATGAGTTCCAACAAGGCGATAAATGGGCTTATGGTGAGCATTATGAGCTTACAACAGACAGTAGTGGACAAGTTTATCTTCAATTGGGAGTGATGGATAAATGATTGTTTATCAAATTGTATACAAAGTATTGGAAGAAGGTTTTGAGAAAGTACATAGCTATTGTGTGTATGAAAACTATGATGATGCTTATTCAGCTATGCTTAAGATTTCTGAAGATGATCTTGAAATGTACCCACATGATATTTTCATCAAACAACTGGAGCTTGTATCATGAAACAGATTCCTAACACACCCGGAGGATGGATGCACTTTGTGTCAAGGGTTAAAGAGCTGATTGACTATCCACTAAATGCTGATCTATACTCAATCATGATGCGAGAATATTACATTCTTGGGAAATCGCCACAGGATTACGTTAACAGTTTGAAATAAATTTATGAAATAAGGAGAATTATATGTGGATTTTACTTTGGTACGTGGCTATTGCGAGTGGCGGTGGGGCGGCCAGTGCCGAATTTAATACAAGGGAAGCTTGTGAAACTGCTAAGGCTGTTGTAGTAAAGCAAGGTTACTTTGTAAAAGCAGATTGTGTACCAAAAGGATAATCAGATGTCTAAAATCAAAATCATCGAACGTCCATACGGAAAGAAACGTTATTGTGTATATTTTGGGAAGCAGCTGATGGACAGGTTTACTACTAAAGAGAATGCGAATCATTATGCTAGTATGTATTTGGTTCCGCCCTACAGTTTAGGGACGAATAAGTGGTATAGTTAAAGGGGACGAAGATGAGTTTTTGTAGATGGAGTAGTATAGACTTTAGGTGTGATTTATATTGTTACGAAAGTAATGAAGGGTTTATGACTCATGTAGCTTCAAGTCGTGTTGTTGGAGATATCCCTAAACTGGATTGGAGTTTCTTACAAAACCCTAAATCAGAGGCTAACATGGAAAAGTTCTTAAAGTCTCAAGAGGAGCAGTTTAAGTTTCTTGATGCAGCTAAACGAGAACCTATCGGTCTTCCATCAGACGGGATGACATTTGCGGATGAAACAGCAGAAGACTTTCTGAACAGGCTTGAAATGCTAAGAGAACAAGGTTATAATTTCCCTGAAATCACTAAAGAGGATTTAGAATGAACTATGAACTACTAATGCTCCACCCCTTCACACGACAGGCTGTCGTCTTTCAGATGAGTGAATTTGTTTATAGAGCTTATCAGTTTGCAAAGAAAGCTCACGAAGGCCAGAAGCGAAAATATACAAATGAGCCTTATATTTATCATCCTGTCGAAGTGATGAGTATTGTTTCGACAGTTCACCATACAGAAGAAATGCTAGCTGCTTCGTTACTCCATGATGTAGTAGAAGACTGCGATGTAGACTCTGTGAAAATCTTTAAAGAGTTTGGTCTATGGGTTGGTTGGCATGTCGAAGATTTGACAGACGTTTCAAAGCCTACAGATGGTAATAGAGTTAGGAGGAAGGAAATTGACAGGCATCACACTCAAGCAGCCGATCCTAACGCTAAAACAATCAAGCTTGCAGACCTTATCAGCAACAGCCGTTCAATCGTGAAGTATGATAAAGACTTTGCTCGTGTTTATATTAAAGAGAAAGAATTGCTGCTTGAAGTTTTGACAGAGGGCGATGCTACATTGTACGCTATGGCTAAACAAATCGTTGAAGATGCTAAGAAGGATTTGGGACTAGAATGAAAACACCACGGTAAATTAAGCGATTTAAAACGTTTTAAAGCCTTACCATAGGCGATACACGTCTTAACAGAGAACCTCGCTATAAACGCAGCACAGAGCCTAGAGAAGTGTGTTTTAATTAATATTTGGAAATATAAAGGAGAATCAAAATGAGTGATATTAAAGAACGTAACAAAATTGCCTTCGAAGCTATGAAGGCTCGTTTTCAAGAGACACTAAAAGAGGACATAGAGATGCCTCTAGGCGATTTGGTTGAGTTCGCTCACGCTGTGGAGGAGTTCACAAACTATCGCGATGTTGGCAAGAACAGCCAACTAACGTGCTTCCTTCTGCAAGATATTGGATATGGTTATCCAGATGCCCCTGTGATTCCGCGTTATAAGACATTCAAGACTTTAGGGATTGGGGATAGCCTTAACGATTGGGATAATCGTTACGAGATGGGTAAATAATGAAATGACCTACATCCTAGCATACCTCCTCATCGGTTTTTGCACATACATGCTTATGAAGAATTGGCTGTATAAACTTACAGCACCAATCGGAGGCTTTTATTCTGGCATTCAAGAATTATTCTCAGCTATGGATGAACAAGACATTGAAGATGGTGAGATTCCCGACGAACGGTGGAAAGTAATTCCTGAAAACTTTACAGTGGCAACTGTTTTAACACTATTGATGATTTGGTGTTGCATTTCTTGGCCTGTTACGTTATTATGGATGACGTGGCAACAGATTAATGGACGTACTTGGGAGGATTTGATTTATGAAGACTAAAGAAGTTTGGATTTTGACTGGCGTTGATGCACATTCAGAAACCCTGATCGGTGTATTCGCAACTGGTGAGTTGGCAGAGCAAGCTAAAGATGAGGACGAAGACTATTATGCTTTCTACACCATTCGTTGTTATGAGGTAAAACAATGAAACAAGAAGATATTGATTTCCTAACAATTCGTGTTGACCCGAAGAAAGAATGTGGTAGTATTCAGTCAATTGTTTCTGAAGGTGATCTACGGACACTGAGCTTTGATTCGGTAGCTAAAAGAATCATTATGAATCTTCTGAATGATAGGCAAGCTATTTTAACGGAGAATAGAAATCTTAGTGCTTATTTGAAGAAGCATAATCTATACTGTGAAGAAGCTGTGTTTGGAGAAAACAAATGAGTGATGTACTTAATAAATTTTGGGAAGCAGGACTGATTAATAAACCTGACGACCTAACCGAATATTTTTGGTGTAAAACAGGCTGTGATCAAATTTCTTGGAACGGGCAGAACAACCTAGAAGACTTGTTTAACGGCGATGGTGAGACATACTCTGAATGTGTTTACTCAGAAGACGGAGACGTTGAGAACTTTACTATCTACACGATTGGAGATTCTTGTGGAGGGTCTTCTCAAGTAGTTCTTGATTTGAACAAGAGGGTTTATGCAGATGAGTGACGTATTAAAGCAGGCAATGATGCAACTATACCGCGACAGTCCAGAAATTCTGTATTGTCTTCAGCAGTTGGACTACTCTCAGCTAAATAGCACCTTCCAAAAAGAACTTGATGCGCGGATTGATAGGAAAACTTACGATGAAGTAGAAAAATTCCTTGCATCTGATGATTATTTGCGGTATTGTAATGCTGTGTCTGAATCATCAATGGCGATGACAAGGGACATTGCTAAATTAATCGAGTTCGTACTTGAAACCAAAGGAGAAACACATTGACAACTAAACAGCAATATCAGTCTGTGTTGGATGATTTTAACAACCTAGAAGAGCAACTAGAACTATCTGTAGCACTGCTAGTAGGTCTTGAAGATGGAAACGAGGTTTTCCCTAACACATCTGAAATCTATACACAAATTGGTAATGTAAAATCGTGGGCTAGTAAGAAGATTGGTGAGATTGAGCTAATGGAGTCTTTTCTAACTAGCTTTAAAGCTTTGTTTACGGAATATAATGCTAAGATTGAGATTGTTGAGGGGAGTGCTGAAAGTGGATACGGCAGCGTTTATGGAGAGTCCTATGGTGGAGCACAGACAGAGGGGAATAGTTTGGCGTTGAAAGTGAGCATTGAGAAAGATGGGTTGACTGGTGAGAAGGTTTACGTTACGCTTCCACTTGTAGCTGAGAATATTTGATTAAGGAGGGATTATGATCAAGCTAAAAATTGGTAACATTACACAACACATCAAGCAGATTACTTTTCCAGCAGGCGAAGTTGGTGTAGAGATTCAATATCACGCAAGAGCAGAAGAAGTAGAGAAAGTCCAAATTTTAGCTTATCTTAAAAATTCTGATGATGTAATGTCGCTGCTTTTGGTGAATGATGCGGTAGATAGGAAATACAAGAATGCAAAGAAAGAACTTAAATTGAATTACACGCCTTACGCAAGACAAGATCGCGTATGCAATGAAGGAGAGAGCTTGAGCATTTCAGTGTTTGCTAACCTAATTAACTCCTGTGGTTTCAGTACGGTAGTTATTGCCGATCCTCACAGCGATGTAACGTCAGCGCTGATTAAAAATGTAGATGTTTTGGAAAGTTTTGATATTCTTAAAAAGAAAGACTTTTCGAATTACTACATTGTTGCACCTGACGCAGGTGCTTATAAGAAAGCTCACAAATGGGCGAGATATAAAAATGCCCTTGGTGTGATTTGCGCAAATAAAGTTAGAAATGTTCAGACAGGCAAGATTGAATCTGTTAAAGTAGATTCTGATGTAACTGGACTAAACCTTTTGGTCGTGGATGATATTGCAGAGGGGTGTGCTACATTCCTAGGATTAGCTGATGCTTTAGTTGGAGCTAACAGGTTGGAAATTTTTGTAACACATGGGATTTTCTCTAAAGGTATTGAAAAGATGTCAGAAAAGTATGATAAGATATATACCACTAATTCTTATTACGGGGAAGTTCCAGAAAACCTTAAAGGAGAGAAGATTGAATGGATAATGCTATAGAAGAGATTTGGAAGAATATTCCATCTCTCGGGGACAACTACGAAGCGAGCAGCTTTGGGAGAATTAGAAGTTTAGATAGGGAGTCGTTTCGACAAGACACAGGGACAATCTTATTTATCAAGGGTGCGGTAGTCGCGCAACAGGTTGACCAGAATAGTTATAGACGAGTTAGACTTTTAGTAAACAAAGAAAAATTAACCAGAAAGGTGCACAGATTGATTGCAGAGGCTTTCATAGATAACCCCGAAAATAAGCCACAAGTAAATCATATTGATGGCAATAAAAGTAATAATGAAGTAAGCAATCTAGAGTGGGTGGATAATTCAGATAATCAGAGACACGCCATTGAAATTGGATTAAAAGTTATAAAAACTGGACAAGACGCAGCAAGATTTAAAAGAGCTGTTGATGTTTTTAAAGACGGAGAGTATATTATCACCCTCACAGGAAACGCAGATATGGCAGAGAAAGGTTTTGATTTCAGATTAGTATCCGCTTGTTTGAAAGGTAAACGCAAAACACATCGTGGTTGTACTTTTAAGGTTAGGGAGGTTTAAATGAAACTAAATGCAGCAACAGTAACAGATGGTTATAAAATTGGCCACGGAACCATGTATAGCGATGGTACTGAAAAGGTTTACTCTAACCTAACTCCGCGTCACGATAAAATCTATCGTCGCAACTGTACTGAATTCTATGATGGTAATCTTGTGTTTGTAGGTGCACAAGGTGCTGTACAAGAAATCAAAGAAATGTGGGACGAAAGCTTCTTCAACAAACCAAAAGAAAAAGTAGTCGGTAAATTTGCGACTCGCATGGCTGGTTATCTTGGCGGGGAAGTAGCCGCAACTAACCAACTTGCAGAACTGCACGATCTTGGCTATCTGCCACTGGAATTTAAAGCGCTCCCTGAAGGTTCTCTTGTCCCGATGGGTATTCCAGTGATTACAGTAACAAACACCGTTCCTTCAGCATTTTGGTTGGTGAACTATCTTGAAACAGTAATTAGTGATCTAACTTGGAAAACCGCAACAAACGCAACTATTGCTCGTGAATACAAAAAGATTTGTCAGAATTTTGCAGAAATTACAGGTACTGATGACTTTAGCGTTAGTATCCAGTGCCATGACTTCTCAATGCGTGGGATGAGTGGTCCTGAAGATGCAGCACGTAGCGGTTTTGCTCACCTGACAAGCTTCATTGGTACAGATACACTTCCTGCAATGGACTATGTTGAAGATTACTATGATGCTGAAGGCTTGATTGCGATTAGTGTTCCAGCTACTGAGCACGCTGTCGCTACAAATAACATCATTAACCTTGAATACTACTATGGAGACAAGCTCGAAGCAGAAAAAGAGTTTATGCGTGACCTAATCACTCGTAAGTTCCCAACTGGTATTGTTTCATATGTTGCAGACTCGTTTGACTTCTGGTCCGTAGTGACTGAGATTCTACCAAATCTGAAAGAAATTATCGTATCGCGTGAGTCAAATGGTGTTGCTCCGGGTAAATTGGTAATTCGTCCAGATAGTGGCGATCCAGTTAAAGTAGTGTGCGGTGATCCGGATGCTGAAATTGGTAGCTCAGAGTACAAAGGTGCGATTGAATGTCTGTGGGAAACCTTTGGTGGCACATTGACTGATAAAGGCTACAGATTGCTTGACTCGCATATTGGTTTGATCTATGGTGATAGTATTACTACCAAGCGTGCTCTTGAAATTCTAACTCGACTTGAACAGAAAGGTTTTGCAAGTGGTAATGTGGTGTTTGGTGTAGGTTCGTATACTTATCAATGCAATACTCGTGATACCTTTGGTTTTGCTGTAAAAGCCACCTACTCAATTGTAAATGGAACTCAAGTAAACATTTACAAAGACCCTAAAACCGATAGCAAGAAGAAATCTGCAAAAGGTTTGTTGAAAGTTGAGAAGATTGGTGATACACTTGTTTTGAAAGATCAAGTTAGTGAAGAAGAAGAGAAGACTGGAGAACTTCAAACTATTTTCAAAAATGGGCAAATGTTTAATCGTGTTACTCTTGATGAAATTCGTGCACGGCTCTCGTAAGGGAGTCAATTTTAAATAGTAGAAGGAAATAAACATGGGATCTAGTCGTGGTCATCTGGTTGTAGTTGATGATGAGGAAGTGTTTGTACCTCGTAATAACACTCGAAAGAAAAAGGAAGCTAAGGGAGAAAACAAGCCTGAACATAAGCCCAAATTTGACGAAGAACATAAGGCAAAACCGATTGTAGCTAAGAACGAAAGTCAGAAGAAGTATCTTCATAGCCTTCAATTTGATACTGTGAGTGTGGGGAAAGGAAGTGCAGGTTCTGGGAAAACATGGTGTGCTGCTGCTGTAGCCGCAAATAAGTACCTAAAAGGTGAGATTAAACAAATCATTGTAGCTCGTGCTTATGTTACTATGGGGAAAAGCACAGGATTTTGGCCTGGGTCAGTCGAAGAAAAACTTCTACCGTTCGTCGCTCCGATCTTGAATGTCATTAAAGAACGTATTGGTGATGCTAAATATCAGGCAGAGTTTACAAAGACAATTAAAATTCAGCCTTTGGAAGCCGTAAGAGGCATGTCATTCCCAGCAGGGACCTACTTGCTCGTGGACGAAAGTCAGAACCTTTCTGTGGAAGAAGTTCGTTCTATCGTTACGCGACTGGAAGAGGGTAGCCAAGTTGCTTTCTGTGGTGATGATAAGCAGCGAGATGTTAAAGGCGTATCGGGAATTGTGTATCTTGCAAACTTGATTAAGAAACATAATCTACCAAATTGCTCAGTTGTCGAATTCACACCGGCAGATATTGTTCGCTCTGGTTTGACAAAAGCATTTGTAGAAATCTTTGAAGAAGAAGGTCCAGCAGAAGAGATTAAGGAGTAATTATGTCAGAAGAATTTATGCTACCAATGCTACAGCCACTAGGCTCAAAGACCTTTACTACAGAAGTTCGTGGTCAACAACACACCTATTATCTAACTGGCGATGTTACTGAGCCAGATAACTATGTTGACCTGTGTAACCTACTTCGTTCCTGTTCACCACAAGACGAAGTGTTGATTCGAATCAATTCTCGTGGCGGATCCGTAGCAAGTGAACGGATGATCGTAAACGCGATTCAAGAGTGTCAAGGAACTGTAGTTGCTTATATTGAATATTTCTGTATGAGTGCTGCAACTGGTATCTTCTTGGCTGCACACCACCACGCTTGGGCAGAGCATATTCAGTTCATGGTGCATTGCGCATTCTGGGGATCAATCGGAAAGAACCCAGACGTTAAGAGTCAAACTGAATTCGGTGTAAAACAGCTAGAAGAAGAGATTAACTCAACGTACAAGGGTCTGCTGTCGGACGAAGAATTAATTCAATGTAACGAAGGCAAGGAATTCTGGTTTGGTGCAAAAGAACTAGAAACACGGATGGAGGGTTTCTTGGAATATCGCAACTCACTCCCTTGTGATTGTGGTAGTCCTGAATGCCCTCGCAGTCCTGATAATCTGGCAATGCTTGAAGACGAAGAATTTGACGAGGAAATCCCAACCCTTGAAACCATTATCGAAAAAGCTGTAGAAGAAGGTGTTAAGAAAGCTCTTGCTGCTCGGGATAAGAAAGAAGCTCAGAAGGCTAAGAAATCTGTAGCAAAACCAGTAGAACAAAAAGCTGAATAAAACCATTGACAGAAAACAGTGCGTTGCTTATCATGGACGCACTTGTTTAAGAGGGGAGAATTATGCGGGAATATATTGTAGATTTTGAGCTTTATGAAGATGGAGTCCCAAAGTTTTGGCTTCAAAATTCATTTCTTGTTAAAGACGATGAAAAAGAACCAGAAGAAAAACCTGCATTTGATCAGTTTATGGATTATGCTAAGGAGTTTTGGTCTGTAGAGAATCGTGGGGGTCAAGTCCGAATTAAAAATATTTGGGAAGTGGTTCATAATGACTAAAGAAATCGAATATATCATTGTCTCTTACGAGCAATATACCGATTACGAATTCATCGAACCGGGAAGCTTTTTTGTAATGTCCGCAACACAAGATTATTATTTCTTTAAAACTTCTGATCGAGCTAAAGCACAAGCAAAATGTGATGAATTGTTCGGAAAAGGTAAATACACTGTAAAGACAAGTAAGAATCAGAAAACCAAGTCTAAGCAAGAAGGTGGTGGGTTATCAGCAACTGGTTCCACAACCAGAAAAGGCAGTAGAGCTTGGCTTCGACCAACGGTTTAAAACAAAGGAGAGATTTAATGCGTAACAAAGACCTAATTCAGAAGCTAAATATGCTAGACCCTGATGGGATTGTAGTTCTTCGAGATTTGGATGGCTGTTTACACCCAACACTACAAGATGTTTCGTCAGATGAAGGTATCCATGACCTTCCTGATGGTTGGGATCTTCTAAGCGATTGGAAGAATGCAAAAGAGATGGAAGATTACTATCAATCCTCCGACAGCGATCCTCTAGCTTTTGTTTCATTAATTGTGTTGTCATGAAAGACATTTACAAACTTGCTTTGATGGACATGGCTTGTAGATTTGGAGAAACATCTTATGCCAAACGCCTAAAAGTAGGCAGCTTGATTTTCAAGAATGACTCTGTAATCGCATTAGGCTGTAATGGACAACCTCCAGGTTGGCATACAGAGATTTGTGAAGATGAAGAAGGTAACACCTTACCAACTGTCCGACACTCAGAGGATGCAGCATTACAGAAGCTTTGGAATAGTTCTGAAACTGCCGATGGTGCTGAAATGTTCATTTCACATAAACCTTGTTTAAGTTGTAGCATTAAGATTGTCACAGCAGGTATTCGTAAGGTTTATTATCGGCACGATTACCGCTGCGATGATGGTATAGAATATCTATTAAAACACTCAGTTCAAATAGAACAAATCAATTAACAAACTCTTGCATAGCCTTTATTCTTGGTGTACTATTAACACTGTGAGTAAGGGCTATTTTTATTGGAGGAAGATAAGTGAGTAAACTAAACCTTAAAAAGCAACGAGCAGCAAGTAAAGGTTGCTGGGCATTTAAAGCACATTGGGTAGATGGAAATCCTTGGTGCGTATATGTTGATGGTGAATGGGCACCTAGAGGCTATATGACAAAACGAGAAGCTATTAATCTCGCTTATGCAATTTCAATTTCCAAGAAAGTTGAAGTGAAGGTGGTTGTTTCATGACAAAATCTGAAATGATCAAAGAGCTTAAAAGCATCCACGGACACTTAAAGAAGGCTTTGGATAGATCAGAAAAGCTTGCCAAGAAAATAGATGTGCCATCATACACTGAGTTATACTTTATCACAGAAGAAGTAGGTCAGCTTTTAGAGTTGGCTACCAATAAAGGTAAGAAATGAAGCCAGAAGATTGGGTTATTGAAGACATTCGTACGCTGAGGCAAAAGAAAGAGCTTGACAAGACAGAACAATCCTACTTAAATCTCTTACAGTGGTACACTAAATTACTTAAGGAGAAATAACATGAACACACAACAACGTTATGAAGCTGTTATTCGAGTGCAAAAACAGCTCGAAGAGTGGTCTGCATATCAACCAGAACATCACCACAAGCTTTATGGTGGAAAAGAGATTAATGAATGTATTCAGCTTTGTAAGAAGCTTATTTCTGACTTACAATATGAATTAGAGCTTGAAGAATCAGCCAAGCTTGAGTTATACTGCTCTGGTGATTCGCTAGCGCTTCATAATATCAATTAAGGAGATTTTATGCCATACACACGAAATACACGTATTCGACACGTTAAGAAATTACACAACAGTCGTTACACTGCACAAGTTCAATAGCGTTATCCATTTACAAAGATTACTAAATGGGAAGATATTGCAGAAGTTAAGTACGGACCACTGTTTTGGTGGGAGTTTTTCAAAGATTTTGAAGGTAATTTAGCATGGCAAGCAGATAGGGATTGCATCCACAATCCAGAGCTTGAAGAAGTGAAAGGTATTGAGTGGGCTAAAGCAATCATTGATCGTTATCACGAGCTTTACGATGAATATGAAGCTGGAACTACTGTAGAATATATTAAATACCCTTAAGGAGAATAAAATGAAAGTAGAAATTAAAGACACTCAAACTATTCAGCAACAATCTGTTGATGCCTTCTGCTTAGAGCTAGGGTATAAGCGTACTAAAGATGGAAAACGTTACGAGTTCATCTATCCTGTGAAGACAGGTGAACGATTTGTTAGTATGCGCACAGCAATTGAACTACATAATTCTCAATGGCTATATGACGAAGTTACAAAGCTTTACTACCCAAGCATCTTCTTCCGTGGCGTGAAGATGGAATATTTCCGTATTCCAAACGTAGATTCTGTGTTCAAGCTGTCTCCCTATGAGTATGAGAAGAGTCAAGCACGTAAAATTGTCTGTCGGGTTTCGCTTCAACAAGATAAGCATGGTCGTATGAAGGTACAGAGTCATTTGGTACATTTCTGCTGTGAATTTTACTACGAACAATTTCTTGAGACTTCTTCTGAAGTCAGCGGAGACGAATAATGTTTGAAGCACTGAAGAAACTTTGGAATAAACAAGATCCGCTAGTTACTGAACCTATTGTTGTGAAAACTAATATCTCAGAGCCAGTAGTTAGTTTTGTAAACGCAATTAAGAAAGATCCAAAGCGTTTTGTGGTAAAGAAAGAATATATGGGAATCAACTTTCCTGTCTGCTCCGGGACTTCTTATCGTTATTCAGTTACTGACAAACTAGCTAACAAACATTTTTCTTGTACTGTTCGGGAGAGATATGAACCTAGTTACACAATCAGTCCCTATGAGGTCAGCTTTGGATACAAGAAATACGTTTATTCAAAACCAGAACCTTGGCTTACAGATGAGGAAGTTCTTTATGTTGTAAATGAGCTTGAGAAATTTTTTAAAGATAAGGTTGAACGTGTAAAGGCTAAGATTGAGAAACGTGCTCGCGAACGTCTAACCAAACTATACAAAGGAGAATAACCATGATGCCTTCAACTGAACGTGAACTGAAAGAGCAAATCAAAACAGCCGAACACAAAACTACAGAACAGTGGTTTCTAGCTTTATCTCGTGCAGTTGGTGTTATCAATCGTGCTGAATTCTTAAGTACAGAGCAGAAAGAGCAACTGATCAAGGAGATTTATAAATGAATGGTCCGTGGTACACTCAACCATACTACTCCCTTGAAGATGTCTTGCTTCTAGCACAAGCCACAAACGATGTAGAGGCTTTACGTTATTACGATGAGCAAAAGAAGATTAAAGAAAAGGAGGATAAAGAATGGAAACCGGATATTTGAAGACTTTAAAGCTGCCACCTGAATACGATAACCCTTCTGATGAAGAGTCTAAGCAAGTTCTTGAGTGGTATCGTGAGGCGATTGCACGTGCCCTTGAAAATTCAAGGGGTGCTATTCTGGATATGTATGGGAATATTGTGTGGCAAGAACCACTGGAAGAATATGAAGCACGAATGGAGGTTTTGAAGAATGACTAATAATTTAAAGCTTTTGAAGCTGACCACGATCAATGGTAGGAATGAACTATATTACGATGGCCTAATTATAGTAGACAAGATAAACTCAGTATATTTCCAAGACGCTATCTACCGAGCACGAGATAATTGCATTGTGACAAGCACAGGAAAGAAGAGTATTGCTGATCTTGTTCAGCGTGGTTACGATGTTTACTGGTTAAGTTGAGGAGGGTTGATGGAAATTACACACATCCCCAGGGGATTTATGTGCTGTGTGTGCGAGAAAGCTTTGGAGAACTGTAGTAAGCTTCCTTTCAATACAATGCAAGTGATTCATATTTTTAAAGATGATAAATTAAAAGAAGTTAAGTGTTCTGACTTTAAGGAGAAACAAAAGAATGACTCGTGAAGAATTGAAAGAAATGTTGAATCGACAGAAGGAAGATGCTTTCTATCGACATCAAGACCAAGTAGCTGGCAGAAGTTAGCACACTAAGAGGACATTAATATGAAACCCTTCATAGCTTTTTCTTTCATTATAGCTTTAACAGCATGTGCACATACACAACCTAGATTGAATGGAAGTGGAACACAATATCAGCTTTGGCAAACACAAGTATTAGAAGAATGTGCTAGGAAAGCAGCTACAATTACTGTAGAATTAATGGAAGAGAAGGCTCATGAAGGGATCTTACTGAATCTTGAGCAGGGACACATGATTAATAGATATATCTTAGAGCTTTGCTATAGGAAGAATGGGATTGTGATATGATCAGATATCCGTTTAGTGAGTTTAAAATAGTTTATTCAGAAGACTCAAGAGAAACTCCTTTTATTCTAAGTAAAGAACAATACAAATACTTTACAAAAGATGAGGAAGAATGGAATAAATGTTTAGGTCTTATTGAGGCGAATGGCTTTGACAGCATTTATGTGGTAAGTTCAATTCAAGATAAAGGAAAGAAAGTTTGGGAGAAAACAAATGGGACGATTTAAAAGGATTGATTTCTGGTTAGGACTTCTCATCCTAACAGTATTAGGATTCTTAGCATTTGTGCTCACAGCAGGGCTTGGCTATCTAATAGCATTAGTTTTCATACTGCATAGCTGGGGGTATATTATTTTTGGTACATTGCTAGGTATGGCTGCTGTATTCCTACAGCTTCTGTATTTGCATGATAAGAAGGAGAAGAAATGAAAACTACAATCGAATATGATATGTGGGATATCGCTTTTATATTTGCAATGGCTATTTGCGTAAGCAGTAGTCCATGGTTCTTACTTGGTGTTGCATACGGCATTATGACCCTCTTCGCAGAGAAACGAGCAACGCACATCTGTTCTTTTTCTTTTGGTTGGACAAAAGGTAAGGGTTGGTGGTTTAAGAAATGACCAGAGAAGAGTTTATTAAATCATACTTGCAAGCACTTGGTGTGTTTGTACACCCCGATACATATGTTCCGCACACAAGAGTCACCCTAGAACTCATTGGTTCTATTTGGGATCTTCAGCAACAGATTGCGCAACTAATGGAGGATTTGCATAGTGTTTGAAATCACAGAAGAAATGAAACAAGCTGCACAGCAAGCTAAGAAAGACAAGATTGCTTATGCTAAAGAACATCTTGATTTAGATTGTGGTGATGATGAGAATCATTGGCGTGAACTTTCAAAGCGCTTTGGGTTCAGGCTTCCCGTCTACTACCAGCCCAATACTGAGACTAAGTATATTAAGAAACTCTTTAGGAAAGTAGGAGTTGACATTCAGTTGTATTTGGCTGATTGTGGTGTGACGACATTGAAACGATTGAATGCTATGAATCCACGAGAACCAGCTTTCGTAAGCCTGGGTTTTGCTATGGAATGGCTTGAGGAATATTTTGAGGAGAATAAGTAATGATTCAAATTAATATCGTGATGCAAGGGCCTGGTGGTGTCATAGATTACGAGGTTAACACTATCGTGCAAGCCCTTAAAGCCACTGGTGTAGATATAGTCCTAGATGCGCCTTATTGTGACCTTGAAGAAGATTGGATTAAAGAAAAGAGGGACCGTAAGAACATTCAAGTCGGTGTCGAAGTAAAGTCCATGCCTTGGGGAGGTTAGAATTAAGACTAAACAACACATTACCACGGGAAATTCTGAGTAAATAGACGTTTTCTCTTTTAAGATGTGAATATGTGTGTTATTATGTTTTTCATTTAAATTAATGCTGAAAAAGACGGGGTAAATATGATGGAAGTTGACAATCTAATACGAATGGAATGGTTGACTGAACGTAGTCGTTGGGCATCTGTTCATGTAGACTTTGATAGAAACTCAGTTTACAAGGAACATCGAGTGGTTTGGTGGGTAGAAGAGATGGGATGGCTGAATGCTTCTGGTCAAAGTTTTGAAGAGGCTGTGGACAATGCAATGAAAACTAAATGGAATCCAAACACTGTGGAACATTGGGTTGAAAACAAATGACGGAAGACTATGTAAAACCAAACGGTTGTTATGTGGAATCTGGCTACGACTTCTTTGAACAACAAGTAAAAGAAGAGTTTGAAGAATATGCTCGAAGACAAGGTTATGATATTACAAGAGACAAAGAGTATAGTTTCTTCTATACTGATAGTAGAACAGAAGATGCTTGGAGAATGTATCATCAAGCTCATGTAAGGGGTAGGGATTTTATCCTAAAGCAAAATGAAACATAAAATAATCATCAAAATGACAGACATCCTTAACGCTGAACACTGGGAACAACCAATTCACCTAGCAGCTAAGAAAGGGTTGCCTGTAAAATATGCTAATGTGTTTGATGTCAATAGTATTGACATTGATTGGGATAAAGTAGAGAATGTCTCTATGTTGGAAGACAAGATCAATAATGAACTTATTTTTGAATGGAGAAAGAATGAATATTATTTATGTGATGAGTAGAATGAATGCATGGGATACACATGCTCAGTGGGAGGTACACTCAACATGGACTAATCGAAAACAAGCAGAACAACACCAAGAGTTGCTAAAGAAGCATCACAAATGGGGTGAGCACCTTGGGAACTGTTATAAAATTGAATTCTTCCCTCTTTATGGAGAGCAATATGAGTGAAAATATTAATCCAGAGGATATCCTAATAAACACCTATCCAGAACCAAAGACAAGTGGTATGATGGTAGGGGTACGGAACCAAGGAATAGAAATATTCCACATCCCAACGAAAATTGGTGTTATTGTGGATAGTGAAAGGTCACAACATTTGAATAAAGAGAAAGCTCTTGCTATGCTTGAGATTCTATTGGAATTGGAGGGAGAATGAATCTAGAAACCCTTAAAGCTCTGTACAGTCAAATGAAGAGTTATGAAGATAAACAATGGATAGGTTTTCTTATTGCACGAGAGGAGCGGAAATGAGCAGGAAAGAAGATTTTGAAAAGTCCATGTCTACCTACTTCCCAAATCTAAGCCTTAAACCGGGTAGGCTTAATGATTACAAAGATAGCCATGTTCAGATAGCATGGTTCTTTTATGAAGAGGCGTTAGATCACGCAGAGAGGAAGCAGAAGTGATTGGATTTATAATGCTAGTTTTGATGATGTTATTTATATACTTTGCATTTTACAAATAAGCCCTTTCGAGGGCCTTTTGCCGTTTAGGAGAAAACATGAAAAAGATTTATTGCATTATGTCAGAATGCGGTGGTGACATTGGCTCTCTTGGCTGCTACCCAAGCAGAGAGGAAGCAGAAACCGCCTTAGCTTATTGGGATGCAGGGGATTATTCATATCAGTGGATTGTGGAACATGAGCTGTATAAAGATTTTAAAGAGACACTAAGGAACTTGGAGAAAGGATGACAAGAGGACGTAAACCTAAAGTATGTGACAATGAGTTTGTAGCTAACTGGCTAATTGAAACAAAGTATAAGAATCTAGATGCCACACTTAAAATAAGGCTTCCAGACTTTGTGCACGACGCTGTTTATGGTGGTCTTTATATTTACAAAGGCTCTGACACCCGTCCTGTTCTAGATGTAGCACCTGAAATCATATACAGGTGTTTAACTCTGTTTGAAATATCTACAGATGCTGTGAGAAATATCTGTGAGGGGTTTGGTGACAAATATTCAGATAGGACACTAAGGCGAATAGCGCAGATTGTGAGGTTTGTAGCTAGGGGTATTGAACTTAGAATTGAAGAATACGAGGAATCACATAAGAAGCTGAAACAAGAGGCAGACAGCATGTTTGATGCAAGGCTAGAGAAACAATTCTTGTGGTGTTATAAAAATGGTGTAAACAGTAAGCTCTACTCCCCTCCACCAGAACCCTTACCAGATGAAATAATGGAACTAAGGCTACAAGGGAAATATCTAGAGTATGGAGAAGCTGTCAGGGCTTTCAGGCTACAGGAGAAGTTATTTTGAAGATTAAAGAACTTTATAATCGTTGGTACTCGCTAAAGTACCGTTGTGGTAATGAGAAGTTTCCAACATACATAGATAAATCGGTATGCGAGGAGTGGAGTGAAGATTACTACACTTTTGAAGATTGGTCTTCTGGGTTTGTATATACAGGTATGGAGTTAGATAAAGACATTATCATCCCCGGAAATAAAGTGTACAGTCCAGAAGCTTGCACTTATGTACCACAATGGTTGAATTTGGTGTTAGGTGATACACGGGCAATTAGGGGTGATTATCCTATAGGAGTTAGCTACAAGAAACCCACTCCCGGAATGGTAAAAGAATTGAAGAAGCCTTATGAAGCTAGATGCATGAATCTAGAAGGTAAAAAGCTTTGGCTGGGTTATCACGAAACTGTCTCACTTGCACACAAGGCTTGGAAGCTAGCTAAAATTGAAGTGATAGAAAAAGCTATCAACAGGTATTTAACAGATTCACCTAATAAGGATGTAAGGGTTATTTTTGGACTACAATATAGGGTTGATCTAATCAAGAAGAGCCTGATTACAGGGGAGCTAATACTCAAATTGTAACGAGCTATTACGGTCGTATAATAATAAGAATAATTTTAATAGGTAATTCTTTAACCCCTCCCCAAAAGAGAACATGCTTGTTTAGGTGTTCTCTTCTTGTGTTGTCTGGAAAATATCCTTACAGACTTTTCTAACTACTTGTCAACTACCGGATATCTATTTGAAGGGCTTAACAACTCTACCACCCCACCTTATCCCTGTCAACTAGATTTCAAAATATCTATAATTAGAATTTACTATCAAAGAAGGGTATTCGATAGACAGAAGCTTAAACAGAATAGTTAAGAGAGAATGTATTAGAAGAGAGGGATTGATAGAGAAAAGAATACTACAAGCAATAGATATGCCAACAGGATAGGTCATAGGCAATACTAATTACTGAGTGTTACCATAAGGAGCATTTAACATATTGCATGTTATACGAAGGAGTAACGTATAGAAGGACTCTATCACCCTTATAGGGAGGTAGTGTTCTATGAGTACACTAGTATGAGAGCATTGTCAAGGAAGGAATTCAAGAGGTATGTAAAAAGAAAGAATAATCTTTGTTTATCGATAGTGATAAGATAATAGATTTGTTAAATTGATTGTTTTCAGACGAATGGTAGAGGGAAATAGTAGAAAGTTGTTGACTTTTAAGGAGATATATTGTCTTGTGCTTAGCATCTACTAACGTATCTGCACGCACTACGAACAGAGAATTTAATAAAAACAGACCAGCAAGAACACCCTTGAAGACTGCATTGTAAAAGGCTTTGATAGGAATACCATCCACATGCAATGCATGTGTCTGTGCAATCGCCTGTGTGCTGTTTTACTAAAAGAAAAAGTCACTAGAAATGATAACTAATGACTTTAAACTTGTTGGTTTAGCGTATTAAATGGTCGTAGTGATAATGCCTAACGATGCATCTAATCTGAGCTTCCAAGCCCTTGCAAGAAGAGCGTCTGCGACGTAGGAATTAAACCATTTTTCAGTTGCATACTGAGATACTTTCTCTTCGATATAGTGGGCATACTCTACTTGCCAAAACTGATGTGCCTCTATTTCTGTTTTAAAGCTTTTGGTTTTACCTGTAACGTTGCTTGTGCTGTTGTATTTACCTACCGAATTTATTTGAACACCTCTTAGATACTTAGAGTTTCTAACACGCCTAAGCACTAAATTGTTTATGTAGACAGGTACAAAGACGCACGTGTCGGGTCCATATACGTTATTACCCGGAAATAAAATGTCTTTGTCTAGGACCAGCTCTTCCCAATAAGGTTGTGTATCAAGCCATGCTTGGAAGTCTGTCAAGTGCTTCCATCGATCATCTGCATAAACATCTTTATAATGAGGCTTTCTTGCTTTCTCTTTGGGGTCATTTGATCTTTGTACAATTGAAATCCACCGAGAATAAACAGGATCATAGACTCTCTTGCCGTCTACTTTAACCCATATTTGTAAATCTGCATCGTTGATGCCCCAACCATATACTGGTTTTCTGCGTTCAGGGTATTTAGAACCTTTAATTACTGCCATTTACTTTCCTCTTTAAATAAGAAACCCTCCGAAGAGGGTGTTTAGTTTTATATTATTTTATTCTATAACATAACAATCACTTTCTACATAGCCCTTCTCTTTCATCCATTTACGTTCAAGCTTGGCACATTCTTTGTATGCCTTATAAGCTTCTTTGTGACTACTGACAGTCCAACTTTTAGGCTGCTCTACAGAGCATTGTCCTGGAGATACACACAAGAATACATACAGGGCGATAGTGTACATCTGCTTGTTCCTTTATTTCAGAATTGAATTTGAGCAATCAAGCCCACAACACACATTACAACAATAGCTACACAAACGTATGTAAAAGCTTTAGATTTCATGTTCATTGCTCCTAAAAGCTGTTTTGTATGTGTAGAATTATAGGGGCTTCACAGCCCCTTGTCAAGTATTTTAATTACCACAAAGTCTTTTTCAGATCATTAACGGTTGAATAATGCTGACCATCCCATTTATTGTGAGGTCCCTTTGTAATGGAATTACGCTTAGGTCTGTAGAAATAACCTTGCTCATCTTTAAGTATAGCTCCGATGATTTTACCTTCTAAGCAGATTAGTTCTACTTGTGTTGGCTTATTCATGTCATTTCTCCTATTAACAAGCTTAATTGCTTGTCTTCATATTGATAATTCTATCCCCATCCCTCTCGCTTGTCTAGCTATTTTGTAGAAATTATTATTTAATTTATTAATTATTGTTGAAGAGAGGATAGAGAATAGCTATTGTTTTTGTAAAAGAAAAGGGCCGTTAAGGCCCTCTACCACTTCTTACACCAAAAAGGTTCTTTAGTCTTACTCTTATGTTGTTTTGGTTTATAGCTTATTACACTTCCTGAATTGTCCTTAAAGGTAATTTCATCATAACCTGGAGCTCTTAAGTAAATGCCTCCACGAAGCGTAACAGATCCGTTATGGCCTCGATAAACTCCATTTGGAATGTGACAAACCATATCTACAATTGGTAAATGTACAATCTCCCATGTGCCGTCTTCTAATTGTCTCTCTAGTGTAAGCGTTGATTGTTCCAAGAGTCTACTCTCCATAAAATCCCACATAGTCAACGCTTGATTGCTGTTGCCTTTCTTTCCAAACGTCATCACTACTAAGCCTATTAAAGCCATATTGCATATCTACAGCATCGTAGCCATCTCCAACCCATTTATAAAGCTTATCTTTATTCCTATCATATTTGTAGCTTGTGCTACCACACAATAGCCAAACAACATTGCTTTCCACAAATGATACAGACAAGACAATGTAATTGAAGGAATCGACGAATAGCTTGTATTGATCATTTTCTTTTGGTTTGTTCATAATAGCACACCATTTATAATCTTCATGAAAGAGCCTTCAGAAACAGTTTGAATAGTTTCGTGGCAATCCTTACAGCTTAGATAGAAAACAAGTACAATGTCGTGTGTGTTTAGCCGATTCTGTTGAATACCTGAAGGTACAGTAAGTGCTGTGTCCCATCTTACATTATTAGAACCACAATTGTTACAATGATCTTTTAATTTCATTTTATTAAGCCCTAGTGGCGTTTGAACGTTTAGGATTTAGCGTTAGTCTAATCCTATCTCTCCCATATAACGCTTATTCTCACGAACATTCTTACGTTCTTGTCGCCAATGTTGCTTGTGTTCTTTGTGTGCTGAGCTTTGCTTTTTATGGGAGAATTTCTCAAATGTGATGTTGTAGTGTTTCATTTAAAATACTTCTCTGTGATGAGTTGAAGAGCAATAGCGCCTGTTTGAAGTCCCATGATTTCACCGAGAAGATAATTCCAATCTTTAGAGTCCTCTGGATAGCTTTGGCGCATTTCATCATACTTGGCCATACTCTTTCTCAATTTCTCTTGTGCTTCTAAAATGTCTAGCTCAAGTTGTTCAATGTTAATTATAGTCATTTCACATCTCCATTAATCTTACACATCCACTTTCCATCTTCTTTCCACAATTTAAAAGAAGAATAGCCAGAGGATTGCCAATTAGCTATTTTAGCAAGGCATTTGTTTAGGCTGTTCATTTAAAGAGGTTCTCACTTTGTTCTTGTTCTACTACCCAATCAACCATGTATTGTTCTGCAAAACTCTTACCAAACTCTACGACCTTTTCGCTGTCTGCGTCAAACATCCAACGCATGTGTTTACTACGAAGAATCTTTTCAACCTGAGCTTCACTTGCACCAAGATCAAGAAGACCTTCAATCATACCAATCCAAAAGCAGTTGGCTGGGTTATCGTAAGAATACATAGGAAATGCATTCTTAGCAAATTCACGAGGTTTACCCGAATACATTTGGTAAGCGTCATAAGCCATAGATTGTGCTTTGTCGTAGTTGTTCATTTTTTATTCCTCTTCTGGATACAGATCATATTTCCTGCAAATCACATCTATATCTGTGCGACCTTTGAATGTTTGTATCATACCATCATAGACGAAAGATTGGAAGAGGTATTTTTGACCTTTCAGAATTCTCCAACCATCTTGCTGCGCCGATTGGATAGTTTTCCACTCATCCGGTGTAACATCTTGTTCACCATAATTTGACCTGTCCCACCAGTAACAAGCATCACAGCGGTGTTCTTTGTTTGCCTTACGTATTGTTTCAGTTAGGATTTTCATAATTCCCTCAAAAGATAATCTTTGTTGCTGTTAAGACAATACTAGAGCAAATAATCAGGTATGCCCAATCATTTCTATTAATCCAGTCTGCCACTTTTGATAGGGATTTTCTATCATGTTTGACGTTTTCTGTCTTACCCTTAGCCTCTTTAGCTTTCAAAGCCGAACGCTTGTTTTCACTCAGAATTTCTCGTGGTAAAGCCTCATTTACATTCGAGTTGTGCTCTTCTTCTTGCTCAAAAGGAGCTTTAACACTGACAGCCTTAGCTAACAACTCTTCAGCGCGTGAACGCTTAGCCGAAACCACGGACAAAAGCAAGCTATATTCTTCCAGTGTGTGCAGCCCTGCTTTGTATTCAGCACACAATTCAACCATTTGAGTGGTAAGGCGTTCTACTCTTGCAGCTTGGGGCAAGATCCTTTGTTTTAGAGGCACAGAGGATTTCTTAGGCTTAGTTTGACCAAGAGCCTCATCAGAGTAGTTGTGAATCGCCGCTGTACCATTTGGATTCATATGCTTGTTCATTTGCTGATAGCCGTCATATTGCTCAGCGGCATTGTTCCAGCTAACGTTGACAAACTGTCTCATAGCAAAAATCCCCTAAACCATACTTCGATGAGTACAGAATAGGGGATTTAAGAGGGTGTGTCAAGTTTTTATTTTGTAGATTCTGCTAATTCTTTCTTTGCTTTTTCCATCAAAGCTTTCAGTACATCAACGCCATCTGAAGCAAGGGATTGTGCTTGCGGGTTCTCTACAACCTTTTGAACGCCATAAGCAGCTAGCATCTGATAAGAGGTTGTCTTGTCTGGAATCATTGAAGCCATGAACCAAACAGGAACAACAACAAATAACGTTCGGCTAGCAATCTTCTTAACTACTGCCGCAATGTCTTTATCCTCTTGGGATGAATCTGCTTTCTCTATAATAGACCCAAATACATAAGCTAAGAAGCTCAGAATCATGAGAAGAAAACCAAAGAACACAATAGCACTTGCGAAACTAGGTAGCGTACCAACAGCCCAAATTACAAATACCAATTCCATTATTTACTCTCCTTAGCTACGATTTCTTGAAGACGTTGTGCTTCCATTTGCAATTCAGAAAGCTTTGACATTACTTGGTCAAGCTGAACTTGAGATTCTGTTTTCTGTTCTCGTTTCCACACCAAGCGATATCCGCTATGATTGTAGAAAATGTCGTAAGGATGTTCTGGAATACTAATTTCCATGATATCCAGCTTGCAACCAGACGTAGCTAGCAGCTCTTCTGAATATGCATCAAAAGATGTCCATGAATAGCTATCAACTTTAGGATTTACAAAAATTCCTTTAACATCTTTATAAGCATTGAACCGATCCGTATAGGAAGTTTTAGTATCAAGCATTACAATGTAGACATTTCCGTCCCGACAAACACATTTCATTCCAGTTTTCAGATCTTCTTTCTTCATTTTAATCTCCATTAGCGTCTTGCGCTTGTTAACAATTAAATTTATTTCTTTGAAATCTCGCCTACACACCAAGAATACACAGCTTCGACCTCGCTGTCCAATTCTTTTTGCATCTCGTAAGAAATACTTCCATCCAAACCAAAAGCTTCAATCAAGGTTTCAGATCGAATTTTAGCAACATACATCCAATTGACACAAGATTTTGATAGCATGTGCTGATATGTGTTTCGGATGTAGGCTATTTTTTCGTTAGTGGTCATCGGAAGGATCATCCGGTAATGGCATCCAGTGTGTGATAGTAGCAGCTAGAAGCTCATTTTCAATGCAATATTTCCGACCAATCAGCGTACCATCTGTGTCAACATCGAACCACCAACCTTCAATCTCATCCCAAATAGCATACCCTTGATGAATCCTGTCTCCGCCTTCATCCACAGGAACCGGGAATTTATAGGCCACCCACACTTGCTGTCCGTCTGACGGTTTAACATCTTCAACTTTATTCCATTTGCTCATTTAATCAACTCCTCTAGAATCTTACGGCTGTTCTCGCTCAATCCCTTGTCTGTGTCAAGGATGTGTTGAACTAGAAGCTTTTGACCATCGTGTGTTTTGATGCCTTTGTTTTCTGTTCTCGGCTCTGCGCTGGCGGATAGGGCATCTCTAGCCCTGACAAGAGCGTCGTCATATCGGCGGCAGGCGTCTTTGGTTCCTTCCACCGAACATTCTTTGCCCATATCGTCATCGGAATTAACCCAGTCACGCAGCAGCGCATCCCGCTCGACCAGCTTTTGCTGTAGGGCCATGTTTTCTTTCAAGACCTCAACATTGTTGTCGCGAAGGCGAATTCGTTGTTTCTCAAGCTCGGCCAGCTGGGTGCGCAGATCTTCCGCCTCTTTCTTCCAGCTATCGCCCGCTTCGATTTCGGTTCGCAAACAGTTGCGCAGCCGCTCAACCTCGCCAGGATCGTAAGGGTTGACCGAGGTCCGCTTATCCGCTGGGTTTTTTGAATACCAAGCGGTGTCATAGCCAGCTTGCCAAGCCCGTTGGAGAGCGACAGGATCGGTGTAGGTGTAGAGCGGCCCGAGCTTGGCGATTTCGTCGAGGCAGGCGTTCCAGCCTTCGGCCTTATGAACTCCGCCAGGTTCAACCCAGTGCTGGGTGGGGTCTTTGCGCTCAGGTAGGGCCACTGGCTTGCCCTGGTGCTGATTATTTTCTTCGCTCATTTTAAATCCTCTTTGTTTACATACAATTTAACCCAAGACTGCTCGCCATTCTGTAAAGCTTCTAATGAAGACGCATAAAGCTTCCCTGATGGTGTTGCGTAGCCGTACAAAGCAAACTCATCTTGCTTCTGATTTCTCTCTAGCTGTTTACTAAGCCAATCCAGAGGCTCTGATAGTCCATAATCACCCCAAGCTTCATGGTTTTCATCAATACGAATCCCTACGATGCGAGAGCCTGGATTGTTTGGATCTGGAATGTTTACGAGAGTGTGTTTCATTTGTTATTCCTCGAATTCATAACCTAGTTCAAGAAGACGTTTATCACACCAATCCCGACTTGGTTTGTACGTCCCGTATTCAGGTGAGCAACCTTTAGGCCCTTGTTCCCAATTCTTGTGATCTTCTAGATACTCGGTGTAGGGCTTGACCCTAACCCTCGGAGTCTTCTCAATGAAAGCAACTCGGTTTTCTACCTCTTCAGGATCAGTTCCAATTACATAGCGGAAAGAGCAATGATCTTCCATTGTCCAATTGCTGATTTTCATGTATTACTCCTCAAAGAACTCATAATCGTTTTCGCCACACTTGACACGTTTCAAAGTCAACAGGTTGCAATTGATCCAACCTTTCTTGTTTACATCAACGCAGCTATAGAACTGTGGTTTGTGTGCAACAGTGCTTTCATGTGCTTTTGATGCGTGACCTTCGGCGAACATAGCGTGTTGCATGTGTTGGACAGTGGCTACACGAAGGCTCTTATCGGCTTTCAGAAACTCAATGTGTACATACTTACCCTTGAAGGAGTCAAGCAGTTCACGTTTACGTTCGATTGACCAGTTTGAGCATTTCATGGCTTTCTCCATTTATAGGCTTCTGTCGCTAATTGGTAGCTTATCACATACAGGTTAGGGTAGTCCATCTTTGCATACTCTGCTGCATACTTTCCTTCACAGGCATAGAAAGCTGCTTTGATTTTCTTGTATCTGCCTTCCCCTAACGTGACAATCCACAAATCTCTGTCGTTCTTGTCAACATAAGCGGAATCTAGCGGAACCTCAAGCTTCATGATCTGTGTTCCTGAGTTTTTGCTTTGTTAAACGAATCATAGCTACGTCAGCACCACACGTCAACACTTTTCTTTAGACAAATTTAAGGGGCCTTTATAGGCCCCTTATGCACACTAGTTTGCTCTGCGAATTGTCTGGAACGCCTCTTTAAGAGTTCGCTTATCACGTTGTTTTCCATCAAGCTGCCTATAAACTCGGTAGCCACCAGCCTCAAGTTTACGAATCACCCCTAAGAGAGTGCCTTCTTCTGTGTAAACCCGGCGTACCGAGCTACCTGCATTGTCGGAAAAATGACCAATCGTTTTAGAAATTGCCATGATAATCACCATAGGATTTAGGAATTTGTGTAGCGTTCGTGTAACGGCTAGCTAAAAGCTTCTCCCGTTCTGACCTTCATAGGCCGACAGCTACAACAAGATTTCTTAAATTCCTTTTAAAGCTTTATTTCTTCCTTCTAGGAGGATCTTTGCCCTCGCTTTGTATGATTTAACTATAGGTTGTCGCTTCCTGAAAGTCAACGACTTGTGTCAATCTGCCGACAGGCGGTTAGCCTCATTAAGCTCGGTGTATATAAGCCCTTGATTTACAAGCTCTTCTTCAATCTCACCTAAAGCAATGACATAAGCCTTGTGAGCTTCTTCCTGTGGCTGTCCTTCGCTCCAAAGCCAATAGTCAAAAAGCTGTTCAAGGGATTTGACACCACCTACTTTGTTCGCATACAAACAATCAAGTATGCTTTCTCTCCGTTCTGGGTTGTCTCTAGGAAGGTTTTCAATTGCTTGTTTAATACGGTGATTGCTGACTGGTTCTTTCATGGCTCTCTGCTCCTTTGGGTTCATGCTGCAACACAAGCTTAGACACAGCCGCTTAGTCAGTCAATACAGATGATGAGAAAATTCCTGCTTGTCTTAGCTTGTCGTGTATGTTATGAAGGGCTGCGAAATACTCACGAGTGTCTTGATTGCTGTGTTCAGGAATGTCAGACCATATATGAAGCTGCTGAAAGTAGGCCACAAGACCTAAGCTCAGCCCGTACATCTGATCTTGAATGGCAACAATAATATTTTCGTTTATTTCGCCTTCAAGCATTTGTTCTAGTAAACCCAAAGCCTTGTATTTATCATAAGTCATTTTAAATTAAATCCTAATTTAGCCATTTTGTTTTTAAAGGAATCGCCATGACCATGCTCAACCCAATATAAAGCCTGTTTAACTAATTCGGTTGTGGTGCTGTAGTCGTATAAAACTTCCCATTTACCATCAATCTTTTTGATAAGTGGGAATCCACGAGGATCTGATTTCTTGTATTGAAAACTCATTTTCTTACTCCTACAATTTTAAAATCTAAACCCTCTGCAATTGCATGACAGCGTGCTTTAAAGTCTAAAAATTGGTATCCGTTTTGTTTACTCCATACAAAAACTGTTGAGTCTCCGATGTATTTCTTAAGCGTATATTCTTCAAAATCTTCAAGTTTGTACACAATCATTCTCCTAAGTAGAAAATTCTACGACTTTAATGTTGTCAAAAGATTTTAGCACCTCAACGCAAGTCACGCAAGGCTGACTAAGGCAAGGATTGTTTGTAGAATCGAGCCTCACAACCGTAAGCCTGTAACCTTTCCTATATCTATCCTTAAGTAACGCTGCAACCTCTGCACAAATGCATTGTTTCTCGGGTTTTCCTGCACGTTTAGCGGCTTTAGCTGTTAACGGGTGGGTCTTGTAGTAACTATTTCTTCCTTCGCTAATTACCTTCCCTTTCTTCGTAGAAATTACACAGAAATGACGACTATAGCCGCGCCTATGTGGAGTCTCTTTGCATTTCTCTAGTGCATAGTCGAACGGAGACATTTCATTTCCAAGGAAGATCAGGTTTATACAAGGGCTGCTCAGACCAATAAATAACATCCGTAGGTTCAATCATATAACTTTGACCTGCTGTATAAATTTCGTTTTCCTTCTGAGTGACAATAACAACTTCTGGGAATTCATAACCTTTCCAGATAACCCAATACCAACCTGCAATTGTAGGAACTTCTTTAGTCCATTTAATTTTCATATTTCAACTCCCAATTCTTTATGTGCTTTCATTAACAAATCACCAAGTGATTTAGATTGCATAATGTAGCTATTTACATTCTTAGCTTCAGAAACATTCATATAAAGCTTGTACTGCAACGTTTTGTTGCACTTTTGAATATGAAATCCTGCTTGGATAAGCGATGATTGGATTCGTGAACTGAATGTCTTCATTATTAAATTTCCAGCAAACTCATTTCGAGTTTCTCAATTACTTCATATGGATCATAAATCACTTGATGACCACCATTCCACACAAATTCATACGGAATAAGGAGCATGATAATTTTACCACCAAGCTTGTGCATGTTTTCTAGCCATTCTTTCTTATAAACCCAATCTTTTAGCTGTGTTTCATCCTTGAAAGCAAACTTCCATGACCAAGGACGTTGCGATAGACCATCATCGGAGGGCATTACATGGCACTCGTCAAAAGCCCCACCGGTCGCCTTATCCCAAAGATTTTCATGAAGAAGCTGACTACCATACATACCAAAACCTTCTCCATCTTCTATGCGGTAAATGGTCACCAAGTTACCCATTTTTCAAAAACCTCTTAAAGCATTTCTGTTTTGTTGAATAGATTATGGCGGATACAATAAAGCCTGTCAACAAATAATTCTATTAAAAGAATCTATTGATCAACAGGCTTTGATAGGATTATTTGTAAATAATTTTTGTAGTCACTACTTGTTCTTCGTATCGATGCAAACCTTCTTTTTGCACTTCAATATCCATACGACCGTTGTCATAATCTGAATACCAAGTAACAAGAGCGTAAGTGTCATCATCCTTTTTGAAATAGCAACTTACGTGAGCACCACGTTTAAATACTTCCTCTTCAAGATCATATTCTGTATCTGAGTCGTAACCATTCTCTTCTGCCCAATCATACCAATTACTGTTGCTGTCAAGATAAATACTCACTTACTCTTCCTCATAGTCAGTTTTAAGAATCCATTGATAACTTGTGTAACAGTTTATGTAATCTTCATATGATTCATGTGCAATCTCTTCCCAATCACCTTCACCATATTCGTAGCTTACAATAAGGTAAGGCTTATCTCCTTTGTAGTGCTCAAACTGTTCTTTTGTGTAAGCGCTCATTTATTCTCTCCTTTATAACACCTATCAGAAATACCAGCAGCCTTGGCTAAAGCACTATCTTCGCATGTTTTGCTTGTAATATACATAGCCAACCCACCACAAAACAAAGCTGCAATCATACAGAATACACCAATATACATCCAAAACTTCTCACTAGCGTATGTGTAAGCAAATGTACAGTTTGATTCACATATCAGGCTGATCGCAAAGAAGATTAGGAATAACCACCAAAGGATGTCAATCACTGGACTTTCCACTTCTTCTCAAGAAATTTGTAGATGTCCACCAGCATACGTTCGTGACTATCAAAATCATCTTCATCACAACCGTTCATAAAATCACAGACGGATGGGATATCTGCCAATACATCAGCAACAATTTCACGGTCTTTTTCGAATTGGTCTTGCTCATCAAAATGGTTCACTTCTTAATCTCCTTCTTGAGTTCACTCAGTATATTCTCCAAAAGCTTACTCTGCTTCTCATTCTCAATCAAGATGCTGTGAATTAGGATGTAATAACCACTTAAGAGCGAAGCGACTAAGACACCAGCAATCAAGAATACAATCCCTTGCCATACAGCACCCGACATTACAGTGATACCAGAAAAGCACAGAACAATCACAAATAGAGCAATGATAAGGAAATTGTTTGTTTTTAGTACAATATTTTTAATTTCGTTCATGATTTAAATTCCTCTGTTACTTCTTTAACCTCTTCAGGGAAGTAGTAAACATTGAAATTACTAAATACACGGCAGAAATAGTTCACATCCTCGTATTGTTCTGTGTAATCTAAAACTTCTTCCAAGAGGTGCTCATAAACCTCATCAAAGTCTTGGGATAGATAAGGTGAAGTAATTTCTTGTTTTGCATTAGGATTGTTTGACACAGCTTTAGAGATGGCTTCTACAACGTCTTCCATGCAAGAGTTGTGGTATTTATCCCCATACTCTGTAATTCCACCATTACCAAAACCTTTAGAGCTTCTGTTATTCTTGCTGGTAAATAGAGACGCCAATTCTATATAGAATTTTACGTCTGCTTTATCAAGCCCATCAATGACTTTAGTCTTATAGACATCACCGTCGTTCTCCCAAGTAGTGATATGTAGTTGATAACCTTTCTTAATATTCATTCTACTTCCTCCGCATATTTCCAACCAAAAATCTGTTCACAGTTACCGAATTCTGAATTCCATTCACCGTCCAACACACCATCATAATGCCACTCTTTGGTATAATCCTGCCAATACCCAACATCATATTGAATATCGCCTTTGTAGTCAACCCCACATTTGAAATAAATCTTTGTTCCATCTTTAGGAATATTGAAGACAGGACGCCAAGGTCGTGAGTCTCTAGCAAGAATTTCAAGAAGCTTTTCATATTGCTCTGCGTAGATCCAAGTGCTCATTTAATTTCCTCAACTTCAGAAACAAAGAATGGATAAGGGTTTCGTGTGTCTTCGGGATTTCCATTGAAAACGTAGAGAACCCCGCTTCGAATACCAACTAACTCACAAATGGAGTCTTTAGGACAACCATTCTCATAAACATTTGACACTACTTTTACTTTAGAGTCAATATTCATTTCTTATCTCCAAAAGCAATGCGTTGTTTATACTCAATCCGTAAAGACCTACCATCAAGATAGCACGTTTCACAGCAAACACCAAGCCTTTTCCATCGCTTGTAAGCACCTTTAGGTTTTGTTGCAGCTTCGACAATGTACATATCAGATGAGAATAGGTGTTCTTTGCAATAAAGGCAGATTGTGTGGCTCATTATCTTCTCCTCAAACAATCCAATCAGGTTTATTTCTGTTCGTCCAAGTGGCAACAATTGGTCGTTTATCAACTCGTGTCTGCCATTCGCTGTACTTCTTGGACAAATAATAGCGGTAATTCTTATGAACGTCAAGCGTTTTCTTGCAATCATCATCCATACACATGAAATCAAAATCAAGCTCGCCTTGTGAGATGTTCAATGGAGGCGTAGCCACATCCTCAAGATGTTCTGCACACTTGTGTACCTTACCAGTGCGGAATGTATATTCATCGCACAAAGCTTTGAAATGCTTATAAAGCCATTCGTAATTACCGCTTGACTTTCGAGTAAAGATACTGCAAGGGTGATTTTGGTGCGTAGGTTTAAATACTTTTACAGTTCCATCAAGAACACTATGAGCCGTGCATAACAATTGAAGCGATTCACAAATCATTTTATTTACATGAATGTTAGCAAGAGCTTGTGCTGATTCGATTGGGCATTTTGAGGTGATGAAGATGTTCATGATAAGTCTCTGCTTGGTTGATGCGGGAATTTTAAGACAAAGGAAAGGGCCTGTCAAGGCCAAATTCAGGTTTACTTAGCCCAATCTGGCAGATCGCCATAATCAAAATCATCAACCCAGTGCTCACCTTCAAAATCTTCAACATCAATTTCAGGCTCATCATTTTGTTCAATTGTGTTGTCTTTCTGATAAAGCAAAAGCTCTGGAACGTTCGTGTAGACATTTTTAGGGAAACCGTTAAACCTTTTCTTGTAAACTGTCGTCAGTTCAGATTTAATGAATTTCCTTAGAATATTACCCACAGATTTAATGTCCATATTACATGCGTCTGCAATAGCTTGTTGAGTATCATAGTATTCTTTGTTTAGGCTTCTAAAGAATACGAAACGGTTCCTCAAGTGAGCGTAGATAATCTTCTCCGTCAAGGTCATTTTGACACATTCGCCATCTTTATTTACATAGCCCACTGCTCCGAGCAGTTTATAAGGGATCTTCAAAAATTGGTTTTCTTTCTTTTGCATTGGTAACTCCAGTTCTTAAAGTTCTTTTCATTTTGTATTTCTCAGTTCTTAGTTAATTAATTCTGTTTCAATTCGATCACCTCCCTTAGCTTAAATAGACACTGGATGATAAAGGCTTGTCGTGACATAGCACCTCTGCTTTCATCAATCCAAGCAAGTAAGTGTTTAGGAATAATAAGGCTCATTTCTTCTCCTGTAGGGCGTTTCACCCCATAGTCAGTCAATTTGTCTAGCTTCGCTTGCACCAAACAACAATATCAGAGCTTACACCAATCTTAAGCCTTGCACAAGTAAAAGATTACTGAACACAAAGAAAAAGAAATAAAGCTCTTTCGCTTTGCTGTCGTCCTTAAGTCCTGCGCTGTATGTGGTGTTTCTACTCTTTATATTTTAATCAATCTTATTTTTCAATCTATTTCATTCAATATAATTATTGAGGTGAAACTACCCATACGCTGTGTGTATAAACACCCTATAGCTATATACAGAAAATACCTACACAGCCCTCTTAGCTTGTGGTAAATACTCATCCACAACCACAATCTTCATACCATAAATCTCTGGTTCGTGCCAAGTGCTATCTTCACAAGGAACCATAAAAGGATGATTTTCTATCTTAAGTCTATCCCAATGATCCTTAGACAACACAATCTGTTCTGGACGAACGAAGTATGTCCGTTCATACTCAACCTTAGCCCGATAACACATTTCCGTAACACGCATAGCCTCGCTCCTTTTCGTAATTAGTCTGTTAATTGTAGCAGAGACAGGTGCAGGATGCAAGCATTTAACATTGATTGGAGTGGTAGTGGTTATCGACGGAATTGATATCATCCGAACCTATCAGAATGATAGCATCCAATAGAAACATTCTATTTGTATTCCTTGGGAAATGTGTTAAATTGATGCCTATCAAATCAACGCAGCTAAGCTGCAAAGGAGAGACAAAATGAGCGCAGATAACGGTATTTACATTCTTGTAACCAAAGACTCCCACAAGAAAACCTCTAAGCATTGCTGGGAAAATACGTTTGGAGAGGGTCTGGTTGCCTACCGTGTAGCAGAAGCCGGAGCCATCGACAACCTAGAATGGTACGAACGGAATGAGCCTTATAACATTGGTTACTGGCTGCGTGCAACCTTCGGTCACTCAGAACCTGTTTACAGTCTCGAAGAAGCACAAAAGAAAGCTCAAGAGATTGAGAAAGTCGTAGGATACACTGAATACGGCATCAACACGATTGAACGCCTTCAATACAATTTCCCGTGGTAACGCTTGACAGCCACAGCCAAATGGTGTTTAATTAACACATAGGCAAGCAAACACAGCATTATCGGAGACAAGCATCATGGAATTCACCATACAGATCGACAACCTCATCATTACAGCAGACGTACACGCTTACGAAACATCTAGTGGTTATCGTGACCTTGAGTATACAATCGAACGTGTATTGGAGCTTGACGAAGACAACCTGCCTTTTGAGTTGACGATGAAAGAAAGTGATGCTATTCTGTCTGGGCTTGAGAATGTTGTGAAAGCTAAATTGATGCTCGAAATCGAGCGGGAGAATGAATTGTGAAAATTGAAGTTAAGTCGTCTAAATTGTTTTATGGTGGTACCAACCACAAAGTTTTTAATGTGAAGGTTAATTCGTCTAATGCAACTATCGACGAAGATATGGACGAGGCTGATGTAGTGCAGATGTGTCTTAATCTAGTTGACGACACAATCTTGGATAATGTATATAGTAATCAAATCGTTGAAAAACTTGTTGAAGTTGGTCTGATTTCTAATGAGATGATTCAAGAGTACCTTCAAGGTCTGGACAACGATTAAAACACCCCTTTCCACGTCCAAAAACGTACATAGAAACGTTTTCTTGAAGAATCTGTGTACATAATAGGGAAGAGAGGGAAAACGTTTTAAATAGGCTGTTTTACTAAGGAGACTATGGAATGAATAAGATTGTTTATAACAACTGCTACGGTGGTTTTGGTCTGAGTCACGAAGCTGTTATGCTTTACGCTGAGATTGCAGGTCTTGAACTGTCATGGATTACTAAATGGAGACTTAATCACTATTTCCATGGTGATTGTACTGGTATGACCCTTGAAGAGGCTTACAAAGAACTGAAAGATTTTTATCCAAGCAACCTTGACAGACACGATCCGATTTTGGTACAAGTTGTTGAGAAGCTTGGTAAGGCTGCTAACGGTCAATGCGCGGACCTTCGTATTTATGAAACCCAATCTCGGCAATATCGGATTGAAGAGTACGATGGAAATGAAACTGTCGTAGTATCTTATGACGATTCGTGGATTCATATTTAAGGAGAATTGATTATGGATTTGCATGCAGAGATTATGAATATTCCAGCACGTGCGGTAGCAGCAGACGAATACGACCATAAGTTGCAAGCTTACAAGTGCGGTCATAGGGATGCACGACATGATGCTGCTGAATTGGCTTTGAAAGCACAAGCTAGGATTGAGGAACTTGAAGAAGACTTGAAAACTTCTGAGAAAAATGCTTGGGAACACTTCTACATCCATCAAGAAGTGTTCAACTACCTCCTATCCAAAGGTTACATTTCAGATGTAGAAATGGTAGATGGCGATAACTGGGAAGCTGCTGCGCAAACCATCATCAACGGAATCAAGCGTATTGAGGCTGAAAAATGATCACCGTCATCAGCTACATCGCATTGCGTTATTTCTTTGGTGGAGATTGGAGTGGTATGCTACTATTGCTACCAATCTTCTTGGACTGGGCTATTTTGAATAAATTTTGAGGATGTTTTATGGCTAGAATTAAATTGCAATATTTTAAGTCCTCAGGTAAGTGGGGTTACGAAGGCGAACTTGAGTGGGCAGACGACAAATCAATGTACGGTCTTATTGATCACGTTAAAGACCTAGATCGAAATCGTAAACTGCCGGGCTTGTCTTCTGGTTCTTGGGACGGCCCTATTTACTTAAATACTGACGAACACCCTATGGGTTATCCTCTTTTGATTTTGGAGTAAATCAATGAAACTTAAACACGTAATTGAAATGCTTGAGAAATTCCCTGCTGACCGCCCTGTAGCTCTAGGGTTTGGTAATCCACACTCTTGGCGTGGAAGCTATGACGAACTTGCTTTTGAACCTGTAGAAAATACAACTGTTGGTCAAATGCTTGAAGATGCTAAGTCGGCAGTAGGAGCCACTTATGAAGGTTGGAAAGGGGGTGAATTCTTGATGACCCTTGACACCCCTGTAAATATTGATTATGTTGGTCGCTGGTCTGATGGTGAAAATGACCACATTCTCCACACTTGGATGGTAGAACAATGAACCAAACAGAACACAAAAGCATTACAGCTTTGATGAAAGCTATTAAGAAAGATATGGAAGCTGGAATTACACAAATTGCTGTGAATGTTGAAGAAAGCGAAGATAAAGCAGAGAAGAAGTATATTTATAGTCGTCCATTTGTTAATGAAGTTAAGGGAGAAGAATAATGGGTGTTTTGTCGGAATCGTTAAAGTCTGTCCACACAACATATGAGTTTACTCCACACCAACTAAAACTTTTGATTGCTGCTGACTTGAAAGTAAGCCCAGAACGGGTTAATGTGGATTACGTTATTTCTGAAGTTGGTGGTGATCCACTTGATCGATATCGTGGAGTTGACAAAGTTACTAAAATCCGAGTAACAGTAAAATGACGTTCACAATTAACATAGAAAACGGGACAAGCCTGTATACAGCAGAAGACATTATCCGCTATAATGATGCAAGCTTGCTTTATTGTGGTGATGTTTGTCTGAGTAGTGTGATTGATAAGATTGTTGAGTATTATGAAGAGAAGCTTTCTGAGATGAAAGAGGAGTTAATGCAGTATGATGGTTATGAGAAGTTTGATGAGGGTTACAGAGCGGCTGTAAGAGATGTTCGTGGGTTTGTTGATAATATGTGAGGGAACTCATGGCTAAAAAAGAATATGGCGGTTATTACAAAGGAGGCACTGTGAGCAAAGCAACTTATAAAAATGGTGAAGAAGAGAAGGTAAGTGATGTTCTAACTTATCCTTGCCATGCAATTCCAGAACGAGGCATTACAAAAGAAGCAGCGGAACATTTCGGCATTCGTACCAAATATAGCGAAGAAGGCGGTGTTGCAGTTGCACACTACTTCCCCTATACTTTTGACGGTAAAATTGTAGGATTTAAAAAACGTGATTTGACTGTTCCTAAGATTCATAAATACCACTTCACAACTGTGGGTACACAAGGCCCTAAGTGTGATTTGTTTGGTCTTACTGCTGCAAACAAAACCGGAGGCAAGAAAGCCTTTATTACTGAAGGTGAGTATGATGCTGCTGTTCTTTGGCAAGTAATTAAAGATAAGGTAGGCAAAGGAAATCCGGCTGTACTTAGTATCTCCTCGGGTACTGCAAGCGCTGTAATGAATATTGGGCAGAAACAGAACCAAGCATATCTGTCACGTTTTTCTGAAGTTATTCTTGCATTCGATAACGATAAAGCGACACAAGAAGAGCGAGAAAAAGAGAAGATCATGAAGGGGCAGGACGCCGTTGCGGCAGTGTACTCCCTCATGCCAGATATTCAGGTCGCAGACTTCCCAGACGAATACGATCCTTGCGATATGATTCGGGAAGGGATGGCAGAACAGCTTTATTGGGCAGTAATGAAGCCTAAAAGCTTCACTCCAGACGGTTTTGTTAAGTACGAACAGATCGAAGAGAAGGCAAAAGAGCTTCCAACACTTGGCAAACCTTGGCCATGGCCTTCAATGACTAAGCTAACCCTTGGTCGCCGTATTGGTGAAGGTTATTATTTTGGTGCTGGCGTTAAGATCGGTAAATCTGAACTAGTAAACAAGCTTACAGAGCACGTTGTAACCGTAGAAAAGAAAAAGATTGCACTGTTTAAGTTTGAAGAAGAACCTGAAATCACCTGTAAGAAGGTTGCAGGTAAGATGTACAAGAAAGACTTCACTAACCCTGAAAAAGTTATTTTTATTAACGAAGAAGGGGTTGAAGTAGATATCTATGGAGAAGTCATTCGCCACAAAGAGTATGGATTCTATACACAAGAAGAGCTTTCTGAGGCTGTAGATTCTGTTGGGGATAATATCATCTACTATAACAACTACGGTGCTTGTTCTTGGGATGCAGTTAAAGGTGCGATTCGACATGCTGTGCTAGTGGAAGGCGTTGAAGATATTGTGCTTGATCCTATCTCTCGTATGGTGCAAGGTCTTACTCCATCAGAAGCGAACACAGAGCTTGAAAAGTTTGCTGATGAAATGAGTAAGATGAGTAAGGACTTGGGCTTCACATACTATTGCTTCTGTCATCTCAAATCGCCAGAGACAGGGCCGGGGCATGAGCGTGGCGGTAAAGTATTGAGCCATCAATTCACAGGTTCACGAGCAATGATGCGTAGTTGCTATTACATGTGGGGTATTGAACGTAACAAAGATCCAGACTTGCCAGAAAAAGTACGAAACACCTCTACTTTTGTTCTGCTTGAAGATCGAAAGTATGGACGTAGCGGCTACTTTAAAGTATACTATGACCCGAACACAGGGGATTATGTAGAACCTCCTAAAGGGTTCTTGGAAAGCTCGGTAGAAAATCTTGCAGATTGGAATCCAGAGCAACACACAACAGAAGGTTTTTAAGGAGTAGGAATGTTCATTGATTTGACTTGGGACCGTGAGACAACAGGTCTTCTAGATGAGACGGCTATTGATTACACTCAAAGCCCTTACAAACTACGAGACACTTTTAAGACAAATTGTATTGTTGTTGAAGAACACCAAACAGGTAAGATTATTGCCTTTTATGACGGTCCTAAGTATATTCTCGATGGTCGCCGTTATGAAGAGAAAGGAGAGCACGGAACTTATATTCTTGAAAACTATGTTCCACAAGAATATGAACATCGTCCTCTAAAAGCTTTTAAGCAGTACGTATTAGAGACAAATATTCGTAAAGTTGTAGCACACAACCAAATCAACTTCGACTTACTTGTAGGTAAGCTTGAAGAAGATATGGATTTTACAATCGAAAAGGATACTTGGTGTGGTAAGGAAGTAGAGTTTGAGGATACACTTGTACTCTCAAAAACTCTCAACCCTGATCGCTTCGGCGGTCATAGTCTTGAGAAGCTTTCTGAAAAAGTAAGTATTCAAAAGATTGATTTTCGTAAACACATGCCAGCGGATATTCGTTTCTTGGAGTTTGCAGCAGATGAGCTTTACTATTGCATCTATGACGTAAAGGCAAATACACAAGTCTATTACTATCTAGACAAAGAGCGTGAAGGGTGGGACTGGAAAGATGCGATTAGTCTTGAAAAGTCCGTGGCTGAACTGATTACACGACAAACCCACCGAGGATTTAAATTTGACAAGGAACTTGCAGAACGTAATGTAAAAGAGCTTGATGCTTTGATGGAAGAAAGGCGTCTTCGTGTAGAGCCTGTTTTGCCTAAACGACCAGCAACCAAAGCTTTTATGAAAGATTTTACGCCCCCTGTACGACAGTTCAAAAAGGACAGAACTGTTGCAGCAGACCTTGTTAAGTTTGCAGAGAAAGTAGGGGGAGAACTTAAGCTAGACGAAGAGAATGTGCCCGTAGAGTTTATCTTCCGAGGTAAAAGTTACTCTTTGCCTTTGAAGACTGAACCTTTGGTCACAGAAATGGATGCTACAATTGACGATACAACACACATCAAGGAGTGGTTGTGCAGTTTGGGTTGGTCCCCGCAGGAATACAAAGAGAAAGATTTGTCTGTAGATACAAAGAAGATTAAACTAACACATGAAAAGCTTATGGCTTCGATTGAGCGTTATGTTACTCAAACCTTGAACAGCAATTTCTGTGATGATCGTTGTGACCATTTGGATACAACAAGAACTAAGCTCAAGTCTGCTCTATTGAAGCGTGCAGAATCAGGACGTGCGATTAAGGTGTTGACTAACCCTAGTTTCACTGTAGGCCAAGATAAAGAGATGGACCCCGGCCTTGAAGTGATTGCAGAGAAGTTTCCTTTTGTTCGTGATGTTGTGGAATACCTGACCTACAAACATCGCCGTAATAGTATTCTTGGCGGTGGTTTGGAGTGGGATGAGGATGAAGAGCCAGAGAAAGGGTACATTGCTTCTGTCCGTGAAGATGGACGTATTCCAACACCAGCGGATACTTGTGGGGCTGCAACTAGCCGTATGAAGCATCGTTTGGTGGCTAACATCCCGCGGGTTACTTCTCTTTACGGAGAACCTATGCGAGAGATGTTCTGTGTTGACGAGGGTTACTATCAGATTGGTTATGACTTTGACAGCCTAGAGGCACGAGAAGAGGCGCATTACTGTTGGAAATATGAGCAAGGGAATAGAGACTACTGCCATTCTCTGCTACTGGACAAACCTTTTGATGTCCACACAATGATGGCTAAACGTATCAGTGAAATTATTTCTAGGGATTTTGCACGAGCATCAGCGAAGGCAGTGAAATATGGTTGTACCTATGGCGCTCAAGCAAAGAAGGTGGCTAAGACTATTGGTAGTGATATTCGTGTGGGTGAAATGGTGTTTAGTGCTTTCTGGGAAGCAGCATCGCCCTTAGACCAATTGAAGAAACGTCTAGCAGCATATTGGGAGAATCAAGGAGGTAAGAAATTTATCTTAGGTCTTGATGGTCGTAAGGTTCCAACACGCTCTGCTCATGCTATCTTAAACAGTCTGTTTCAAAGTGCAGGTGTGCTGTGTGCAAAACGTGCTATGGTAATTCATGACCGTAAACTGAAAGCTGAAGGCTTGGACGTAGACTTCTTTAAGGAAGATTGGAAGAATAAGACTTTCTGTCAACAACTGATTGCCTACCATAAATAATTGTGGCCTTGTACGGTGACGTACATTGAATAACCTGTTGAATTCGGGGAAAGCTAAGGCGTGAGCTATGCCAATCCCGAGCCAAGCCCGAAAGGGAAGGTGTAACGACTAGTCGAAAGACGTAGGATGCAAGCGCATTCGAAGCGGCAGGGGACTCTATGAGTCTGTGATATAGTCTGATTCTACAGGAAACTGTAGCGGGTGTAGCGAACCCAATAACGAGATGGATGAGGCACAGATGGAAGTTAAGAAAGAACTTGTACAGTTCAAGATGTTTGCAACACAAGAAGAGGCACAAGCTTTCAAAGACTCTGAAGATAAAATTTGGTCTGATATTAAGCCAAACGTAAAAGGCGGTTTCTTTGTAGCATACTCTCGTGCAGGAGAACTTGCAGCACAGGCAGTAAAAGAAGCTGGAGAGTATTATAATTTAAACGTAGAATTGACAGCAGGCTACATGGTGCATAAGCATTGGGCCGGATGCCACTGATGGAGGATGCTTGATAGGAATTTATTCAATAAACAATAACGTAAACGGCAAAAGGTACATAGGCAAATCGAAAAACATTGACAGACGAATATGGGCACATTTCAACCTGCTTAAGAAGGAATTACCTACAAGAGCCGTCAACAGGCATTTGTTTGCAGCAGTCAAAAAGTACGGCATTGAAAATTTTTCGTGGGAAGTACTTGAATCTTTTGAAGAGTTGGATGATAGTATACTGGCAGACAGGGAAGTCTTTTGGATGGAATTTTATAATACCACCGACAGGGATTTCGGATATAACTTGATAAAAGACAGCTCCTCAAGAACTATTGTACACGCAGAAACAATTGCATTTTTTAAAGAGGCTATGTTAGGTGAAGGTAATCCCAACTTTGGTAACTACTGGAGTGAAGAACAAAAACAGGCTATGAGCGAAATAGCCAAAGACAGGCATGCAAGCGGCATTTATGGCGAAGAATGGAGGCAGAAAATAGGTATTGCTGCTAGCAAAGTTTGGGAAGATATTGATCTAAAGGCTCAGATGTCTAGGAATGTTGCAATAGCTACTTCGAAATATAGGATATATCAGTACGATAAAGTTACGATGGAGCTAGTCCGCGTATGGGAAAACATGCAAGAAATAATGGACGAGCATCCCGACTATCACAAGATTGCCATTTACTCTGTAGCAAATGGACACAAAAAGTCTTATCGTGGGTACATTTGGAAAACTGAGTTAAAATAAATACGAAAAAGCTTTACATCCTCACAGATTCGTGTAGAATAGATGGGGTAAGAAAATAAACTTAAGGAGAAATAAATGAGTAAAACCTGTCAAGCCAATTTCCACTACAAGAAATGGCAAGAAGCACTTGAAGCAGTCGGTAAAGAGGCTGATCGACTAAAGGCAACCAAAGGCGAAGCAGTGATCGGGCCTGATAATCCGTACTTTGTACGACTTGTAATGCACGAAATTGCTTGTGAAGAGAAATACAAAATTGCTGCTGGCATTCCACTTGACGACTATGAAATTAACTAAGGAGAAACAACAATGAGCAAAACTATTTACACTTATGAAATCACTGATCCACAAGTAGGAGCAATTGTTACTGACTTGGAGTCGCGTCAAGACGCCCGTGAAGAGTTACAACTTGTAAAGAAACAAGGGTTCCCGAAAGCTAAGATTCTACAGCGTCAATATCAACTGGTTAAAGAAGTGCAGGTACGTTAACATGGCTTATCTCGGTGGAGTTCTAGTATTTATTGGCTGGCTTTTTGTAGCACTAGCTTTTGTATCCGGTCTAGGGTTTGGTATTTATGCACTTGGTGTTCTTAATATGGCATTCGGTGCTGCTGCTTGGACTGGATTTGTGGTTTGGATGAAGTGTTTCTTTGGCGGTATTGCTTCATTCATCATTGGTGGTATCCTACTTGTAAACGCTAAATAAGGAGATAAGATGAAAGCACTAGCAATTATTGGTATGTTACTTGGAGCGATTACAGCAATCGCATTCTTTGCAATCTACAACGCTTGGGTGTTGAGTATTTTGTGGGGTTGGTTTATTGTCCCCCTTGGTGTAAAATCCCTTAGCATTGCACATGCATATGGTGTTACACTTGTAGCTGGTTTGTTCCTGTCTACTCGTGGCATCAAAGAAAACAAGAATCAAGATGATTGGGTTTCAAGTCTAATCACTTGGCTGATTCTACCGCTTGCAGCACTCTTCCTAGGTTGGATTGCTGTTGGCTTTATGTAAAGAATTTGTAGAAATACAAATAACGTAGTAAAATATAACGCGCCAAGCGCATTCAAACATTAAGAAAAGGTAAATAAGCATATGGGTACTCTAAACAACGTAGTTTTCGGTTATGTCAAAATTCAACAGGCTGACTTCAAATACGGTAGCAACACTGAAAAGGAATACACTGTTGATTGCACTGTAAGCAAGGCAGACGCTAAAGTTTGGAACAAGGCTTTCCCTAAACAGAAAGCAAAGGAGATTGACAACGAGGATTATAAAACCATCTTCAAAATTGATCCTCCGTTTGCAGATCAAGATGAGCAGTTTGTAATCAAACTTAAGAAGCCTGCGCAGTACAAGAAAGACGGTGAGATTCATCCTGTACCAGACCAATATCGCCCACGGGTGTTTGAGAAAGGTGCTGATGGCAAGCTTGTAGACATCACGAAAGACAAGCTCGTATCAAACGGTAGTAAAGGTGTTGCAAGCTATGAGGAGAACACCAACGACTTTGGTACTTTTGCTCGACTGAAAGCTATTCGTGTTGATGACCTGATTGAGTACAAGAAAGCTGGTGGCGGTTCAAACTTTGATGAACTGGGTGAAGTGGCAACTCTTGCTGATGACTTCTCAAATGTTCCAGAACGTCAAATGTCAGAAGCTCAGGCTAAGGTAAAGGGCAAGGTTGCAGAACCTGAGCCAGACTTCGATGATCCGGACAGTGTACCATTCTGATCTAATTACAACAGCACAAGGATGTGCATTATTTAAAGGAGAAAAGAGTGTATCGACAACCACAAAGCTACGCAGATATGTTTGCACAAGCTAAGACTGAACTGTTTAAACAAGTTGACCAATACTTTAATCACAAAGTTAAAGAGTATGAACAAAATCTAGACAATCAAGCGTATTATCATCTACATCTTTCCAGAGACGAATTCTACTATCTATCCTGCATTCTAGGCCATCTAGTCCCTGCTGGTAAGATTAGTAAGAGCTTGCTTGATAAAGTGAGTCTGGATGAGCTTGATTGCTCTGACTTTGATAAAGTGCTGCTAAGCACAACTGAAATTAAACTAAATGAGGAGAATGTATAATGGAAAAGCAAAACCTATTTGATCGGGCGTATCAACTAGAGCAAGAGATTCTAACTCTTACCGAAGATCTTAAGGAATTGAAAGGGGAGTTTGTTTATCATAAGGAATATTGCCCGAACGGATTTGATAAGAAAGAAGTGGAGAAGATCCTCAAAGCAGCAAAGGCGAAGGCTAAACAGGATGACCTAGCTGCTAAAGCTGAAGAACTTACTGAGATTCAGCAGATTCAAGATCTTTATTCAAACTAAGAGATACCAGGGGCTTTCGGCCCTTTTTAATGCAAGGAGATTTAATATGGGTGTTGAATGTTCGGCAATGACTTATGTTGGTGTATACACTGAAGACGCAGAGAAGTATCTAATTGAAAAAGGTATTCTTGCAGAAGACCAGCTTGATGAAGAGTTTGAAGGTGATTTTGAATATGCAATGCAGCAGCTTAATTGTCCTTTGGAAGTACAGGCTGTGAGTTACTATTCTAATCAAGGTTATTATGTAGGCTTTGAAGTTAGTCCTTCAGATTACAAACTGTTTGACGGGTTGATTGCTAAGTTTAAAGAGATTACTGGCGATGATGCATCCGTTGAATCGTTTGAACAATGGCACTGAGGTGTAAATGACAAAACCAATTGCAGTCATTGATGGAGATATCATTACTTTTAAATGCGCAGCAGCTAATGAAGTAAGGAGTATCAAAGCCCTACACAAACCTTCAGCACGTAGTAAGATTTTTAAACATCGTACAGAGCTTAAAGAACTGATTGGTAGTAAGTTTCCAATCTCTGATTTTGAGATTACAGATGTGCAGGAGTGTGAAGATATCTCCCATGCTCTTTATTCTGTAAAACATATGATTAATAGTATTTGCAAAGCTTGTGGTACAGACCAATACGAAATCTATTTCAGCGGTCCTAACAACTTCAGAGATAAGATTCCATACCCAACACCCTACAAGGGAAATAGGGAAGGCATGATCAAACCTCTACAGCTTCGTGAAGTAAGGGAATATTTGATTGAACATCACGGTGCTATCGTAGTACAAGGTGAAGCAGACGATAAAATCTGTGAACGTCAGTGGGATGGCCTACAATCCGGACAAAAGATTATTGGTTGTAGCACAGACAAAGACAGCTATGGAACCGAGGGTTGGATTTACAACTGGGATAAGATGGATAAACCTTTTCTAGTTAAAGGTCTTGGTAACCTTTGGGTTGATGAAAAATCTAAAGTTTGGGGTGTTGGTTACAAGTGGAAAGCTTTACAATGGGTTTGTGGTGATAAGGTTGATGGCTTAAATCCTACACACCTCTGTAAAGTAAAGTATGGTGAGAAGAGCGCTTACAAGCTTCTAGTTGACCTGAAAACAGAAGATGAGGTGAATAAAGCTGTACATGATTTGTATTTGAAGTGGTATACAGAAGATATGCTTTATACGGATTGCTTTGGTCAGGAGCAGAAAGCCAACTACATGGATATTGCACAAATGTATTTCGATGGTATTCACATGCGGCGATTCGCAGAAGATAAACCACAGGTTAGAGACATTTGGAGTAAATATGTTTGATTGGCCTTGGAAAACAAGAAGAAAGAACTGCCTAAAGAAATGAATAAAGCTACCCAACCACCTACTAGTTTTATAAGAGACTTTTCTGAAGGATTTGGTAACTGTGGTTTAATGATTCCATATCAATACGTTAACTGGGCCTACAAAAACTTAGGTATGGAGTATGAAGTTTTTGTAGGGGATATGTTTATTGTAAACATATCATATATTTGACACAATCTTGTATATTGTACCTTGAGGAAAATGAAGCATGAAAATTGAAACAGGTGTTATGATTTTAAAGAACGGGAAGGGCTGGGGTAAAACCTATAGTGATGGTCAATGTACAGAATATGGCTGGATGGATTTAGAATCTGCGCCTATTTATAGCCCTGAGTTTTGCAAGAAAACAACTGATGTTACTTACCGAGACTCACCTTATATTGATGAGCTTTCTAGTGCTAAGCTTGTTAAAGCGGTACGTAAAACCGTTGTAGAGATTGTGGAATGAAAGAACCTTGGGGTCTGGGAACACCTTGGAAAAATAGTGTAGCCTTCTTCACATACCTGCGTGGCTGTCTTCGTAAAGCGTGGTCAAATAATCCGATCAAACATAATCTGATTAAGAAAATGCGTTATCAAATTCCTAATCCAAACCCAAGAGGGAATAAGAAAACTGTTTGGGGGTTTGATTGTCAGATGTGTAAGGGAACATTTCCTATTTCACATGGTCAAGTGGATCATATTCAACCAGCAGGAAGCTTACAGAAGACAGCGGATATCCAAGGCTTTGTAGAACGACTGTTGTACGTCACAGAAGACGATTTGAGGCTCATTTGTAAAGGCTGTAACTCCGCTTTGGCTTATGCAGATAAGCATGGAATAAGCTACGAAAGGGCCGTCATTGAGAAGCAATCAATCGCTCTCATTAAAGAAAAGAAAGATTTGCAATGGCTTAAAGAGCGTGCTATAGTTCCTGCATCGTCTAGTGCTAAGAGACGACTACAGATTGTTGAAAGATTACTTGAGGAGAAAAGAGAATGAGCGAAATGGAACATAATAAAGGTAAATTAGTACCTTTCGAGCTTACGGAAAGCTCTGCAAAAACTTTGGTAGAGAACAAGCAAGAAGATCTTGAATATGATACATACCTAGAACAGGTTTCAGATGACCCATCTTGGTATGATGAAGATCTTGTTTTTATTGGTCGCAATTGGTATAAAGTAAAGTTTGAAATTAGACATGGTGAGTTGTATGGTTTCGCGGAAGCAAAAGAAAATTCAGACGGGTCTATTGATTTTAATACCTACCATTATAATGGTGGCGGACACTGGACTGAAGTTGTAGAAGATGCCTTGAGGAAATAAAAATGAACGACAAAATCAGTAAGCAAAAGATCTATACAGACTTTAGTATTCGTCTTGATAAGCTGGAATACAAACTAGATAAACTTCTAACTTTGATGGAAAAGCCAATTCCAGAAGTCGTTGTAAACTTGAAAGAGGAGGTTGAGAACCTTGGACATAAACCGTTTAGTTGTCCAGACGTAACTCCCCGTTGCATTGATGGAACAGGCCCTTGTAAGTGTTCTGTGGTTATGACAAATCAAGAGTTTGACGAGTTCTTTAAATGAAACAAAAACATATAACAGCCGGCGTTAGAGATCTCAAATCTCCGGAAGGTTTGTGGATTAAGAGCTATACTGTAACGGAGGATAGGTTCCAAACAGTCTACCACACAAGGTCTGGTGTTCTCTGGCGGTCTATCAACAACAGATGCAGTGCAAAAATAGTTCAACATGAGCCTTGGAAGGACTGTACTATTACTTTCGAAGATTACCAAGAATTTACTGATTGGTGCCAACCTAAATTCGGTTATATGCAAAAAGATCGGTCGGGTCGGTACTGGGCTTTGGATAAAGATCTAAAAATAGAAGGTAATAGAGAATATTCCCCAAATACTTGTCTATTTGTACCAATTAGCATCAACAACCTGTTTAATATTAAGTCAGATGATAACGGTCTTCCTGTAGGTGTTTCAAGGTACAAGCATACAGACTTATTCCAGTGGAATTGCTCTACTGTAGGTACTGGACTAAAAAGAGCAGGCACTGCAAGAACAGCGGAAGAAGGCCATAGGTCTTGGCAAAGAACTAAGATTGCTGTGATTGAGACTTTACTATTGAATAATTCTTCTTATTATGGAATAGAATTGACCAATGTTATAGAGAACAGACTAGAGAAATTGAAATACGAATTCGCAAATCATATAGAAACTAAACACTTTAGATTTAAGGAGTATAAATAAATGATTAATTATTGGACAGCTTATTTCACAGCTTCATTTATTGAATATGCAACTTTCTTCTTTGTATTCACCAATGAGATTGGACTTTGATTATGGGCCATTCAGTAATTACATGTGATCTTTGTGGAGCTTCTGTAATGGAAGGTAGAAATACATGGAAATGTGATTGTGGAGCTTCTTATAAACAAGTTGGAAATAAGTGGGGGTGGGTTAAAGAGAATAATATTGTTCCACTGTTTAAGAATGAAAAGAAATTCTTGAATGTTGAGAAATTGAATGATGTAGATATTCAGAAGTTTCTAGATATTCTTGATGAGAGTTTAGAAAGCTTCATGACTATGAGCCCACATGAGAAATATAATCTTTATGCAAGCTTGGTTGGCTTTACCCATACTTCGCTTGGTATTTATATAAAAGGAGAAAAATAATGAATACAGTTGAAAAGCTTACAGAAATTTATAACGACCTTAACGATGTGTTTGACGAAATGTATCGTTGTGGTGTTTGGCGACATACTTTTGAACAAGTGGGAGCTGCACTTGAATCTTTGAGTGAACAAATTGATGAAGCTGCTTTGGAGGAAACTGAGTGAGTAAGCACCTAATTGTAGCCGATACCCAATGTAAGCCGGGTCACGATCTAAGTTATATGTCAGCTATTGGTCAATACATTGCAGCTAAACGACCAGATGTTATTATTCATATTGGTGATCACTACGACTTTGAGAGCCTAAGTTCTTATGATCGTGGCAAGAAATCCTTTGAAGGTCGTCGTTTGATTGCTGATATTGAAGCGGGTAATAAAGGTATGGAGCTTATGATGAAACCCATTTGGGATCTTCAACGAGCGCAGCGACGATATAAAAAGAAAGTATACAATCCGCGCCTTGTATTTTGTGTCGGGAACCATGAGCAGCGTTTCGACCGTGTAGCGAATGACATGCCCGAGTTTGAAGGTTTTGTAGGGACGGAAACACTACACCTAGAACGATATGGTTTTGAAGTACATGATTTCTTGCTTCCTGTAGAAATTGATGGTATCTTTTATGTACATTACCTAGCTAATCCGTTCACTGGAAAACCTTACGGTGGTACAGCAATGAGTCAGCTTAAAACTGTAGGTCGGTCCTTTGTTGTTGGGCACAAGCAATGTCTTGATATCGCAATTCGACCAAGCCTAGATGGTAAAATGCAGATTGGTATAATCAATGGTGCTTGCTATCCTCACGAAGAGGCATACAAGGGTTATCAGGGCAATAATCATTTCCGTGGTCTGACTATGCTACACGATGTTAAAGATGGATTTGGTAATCCGATGATGGTAAGCTTAGATTATTTGATGGAGAAATATAATTGATTAAAGTCGGAGACACTATTAAACTAAAACCTGCAATGTGGCAGGGAATTAAACCAGAGAGTTATGGTCTGAGTTTTACTGGAGAGTATGTTGTTAGTACAGTTTATGATGATCAAGAATATCCAAGCTTGCGTATTGAAGGGATTGCTGGTACATTTGATGTTGAAGCTTTTCAATTGGTAAACCAGAAAGAGGTGAGTAAATTCAAAGTTGGAGATGAAGTTATAGTTATTAAGAACACTCCTGTTTGTCAAGAGGGATTGATTGGTGTTATTCTGGGCATTTCAGCTGAATCTACACTTGATGGTAGGTATTACGCTGTAGCTAAAGACGGCGATTGTAATAGTCTATATTACCTTGCACCGGAAGAGTTACAGGTCTTGACTCGAAATAAATTACCACAAGAGGGTGGTCATAAATCTTCATCTGCTCTTGACAAACAGATTAGCGGTGATTTAGAGGAAGATAAACTGAAAAAACAATCAATCTTACGTCCTGTTCTAGAAGAACGTAAGATTGGTAAAATTCGTATGGAACTTTTTGATGAAGGATTCCCAAACGCAATCCTAGAGGTTGCTAAGGTAATGACATGGGCTTCAGAGAACAAAGGTTATAAAGACCATGACTGGGTGAATCTTCCAGATGCAGATAGTGCTTTCTCAGCAGCAGCTTCCCGGCATAAACTGAAAGGTATTATTCAAAAGATTAATGGTGTTGAGGTATTGCAACGCACTGACGAAGAGAGTAATATTCTTCACAAAGCGCATGAAGCGTTCAATACTTTGGCAGAGCTTGAATTGATGTTGCGAGGTGTTGTCAAATGACTCAAACAAAGAAACAAAGCTTGATTGAAACCATTTCCAATACTTCCATAGGTATGATAGGGTCTTGGATTAAGGACATGAAATGAAAGAAGACCTTACACAAGAAACTCTCAAGAAGGCTTTAGATTACGATCCGCTAACTGGGATCTTTGTTTGGAGCAATAACCGATCAGTAGAAGATTTTAAGAGCTATATTGGATATAGGGCTTATCAAGGAAAGTATGCTGGAAAAGTTGCCGGTTACAGGCTGCACGATAAAGTATCTGATAACTTCTATATTCAGATTAATTTAAAAGGGATTAGATACTGCGGCCACAGACTAGCATGGTTATATATGTATGGAAAGTGGCCCGAACACTTGATTGATCATATAGATGGTAATGGTTTAAATAATAGAATAGATAACTTAAGAGAGGCTGATAGACTCCTTAACGCAAGAAATAGACGAATGTCTAAAAATAACAAATCAGGCGTTAATGGTGTTTATTGGGAAAAGTTAGTCAATGGGTGGGTAGCTTCTGGATATTACTACGATAACGACAATGTTCGCAGGAAGAAGTACTTAGGCTCTTACCAAACAATTGAGGAGGCCGAAAATGCTAGACTCAACTGGCAAAAGCAGCAAGAAGGCTTTACAGAAAGGCACGGAAAGGAGAAGCTAGATTGAAAAATCTTCTGGCGGTAGACGTAGATGGGGTTGTGGTGGATACTCACAGCCTCTACAAAGAAGCTTCAAAACACTTAGAAGATCCTCTTGATTTCTGGCGTTCTGAGGATCTCTATGATAAGCTTGAGCCAATCCCTTATGCTGTAGAGAAGCTTGAACAGCTTAGTCAGTATTTTGGTATTGTTTTTGTAAGCCGTTTGAAAGGAAATCATCACCGCTCTAAAGTTTACTTTTGTAAGAAGTGGTTTCCTTTCATGCAAGGCTTTATTGGTACGCATGAAAAATGGTTAGTGAATGATTCTGTTGTTGCTATGATTGATGACCTAGAGTCAAATTTAGTAAAGTTTGATACACACAAACGAGTATTGTTTGGTGTTGATGTAAAAGATTGGGAAGACTTCAATGTGAAGGCTTTCTGCGATGAATATCTGTAATTTTAAATAAGGAATTTAAGTGTCTAACTATCGTATTACCCGCTTTAACGTAATCAGTGGTAACGCTCCTCATATGGGAACTGATTTTGAATATTGGCGGCAGATTAAACAACAAGCAGCACGCGTTTATGAAGAAGCAAAAGAGCTTCTAGAAGCAGCAGAAGCAGAAGATATGGAGAAGGTATTGGACGGCTTCTGTGATGTTCGTTACACTAATGAATACGTGGAAGACCTGCTTGTTGCTGGGGAAATTGAAACCAAGAAAGCTTGGGAAGCTGTTTGTAATAACAATGATCAGAAGTTCACAACTAGCTATACATATGCAAGTGAAAGTAAAGAGGCTCTTGAAGATCAAGGTGTAGAATGTTATATTGACCAGACACAGTACGAAGGAGAGATTTACTACGTGTGTCGTCGGAATGAAGACAATAAGATTTTGAAACTCAAGCATCACCAATCGCCTGATCTTTCAGCTTTTATTCCAAAGGAGTTTAAATAATGGATTTTAACCCAAAGTATTTTGATTTCATCAAAGCTCGTGTAGTGGGGGTAACTGTACCGACTGTTGATTTTATTCCAGACAGCGAAGGGATTATTTCATACTGTGCTCGTGTGTCTAATCCTTCGAATCAACAGAACTTTGGAAGTGCGGCCGGGCTTCTTAAATACTGTATGAAGAACGGGCATTGGTCTGTCTTTGATATGGCTAATATTCTCATTGAAGTAGAAGCCCCGCGAGATATTGCAAGACAAGTGTTGCGTCATTCATCAATGAAGTTTCAAGAGTTTTCACAGCGTTATGCAGAAGCTCAAAACTTCCATGTGCGTGAGACTCGACTTCAAGATAAAAAGAATCGTCAGAACAGCATTGAACTTGATCTGAAGAATAAAGAAGATTTTGATAAGTGTCTTGAATGGGAGAAGCGACAGGGTGAAGTGATTGCTTTAGTAAAGAAACATTATGCTTGGGCAATTGAGAATGACATTGCTAAAGAGTGTGCCCGTGTAATCCTTCCAGAAGGCAATACAATGAGCTACATGTATGCAAACACAACAGTGCGAAGTGCGATTACATATCTAAATGTTCGTGACGATGAAGGCGTTACACAAAAAGAACATGTGTATTTGGCAAAGGTAATTAAACCTGCTATCATTGAACACTTCCCATTCTTAGAAGAGTTGCTGGAGAAATAAGATGACTTTTAAAGTAGTAGAACAAGTAGTTCCAGATTATAAATTTTCAGACTTTGTTCGAGAGCTTCAGAATCTTTACATGATTCGCCTTGGAATGACTATCTCAGAATCAAGTCGATATATTGTAGATACAATTGAAGACATTGAACAGGCTGCTGCAAACGATATTAGTGCAATTGAGTATTTCCAAGCTGATCTAGATGCAGGAATTGAAGTATGATTGGTTTTAATCTAAGTGTTTCAGATTTGCTCCTAGTAGATGGATTCAAGGAAGCATTTGGTCAAGATAATAAAGAAAAGATTAAAGAAATTCTTTTCAATAACGGGATGGATGTAAATAAAGAGTTTGAGCTTGTGTTCTGTCGTCATCGCAATCTGCGTGGGATGGTAGTAGAATGTCAGCGTTATGAAGGTGAAGAACGTTTTGATCGTGACTGGCTCAAATCCGGGGCTGCGAGTTGGGAAGCTCAGCTAGAAGCTTGTGATCCTCAGACGCGAATTGATTTGAAAGTGATGGGTAATCGAGCAAGTCCAACAGAGGCTGCGATGCGTCACGCAAAGAATGATAAACCAGATATTTAAGGAAGATATGTGTTAACTAAAATTCAAACACCAACAGACAGTTATGTACGGCATTACCCTCGGATTGTAGAGCTTGCAAATAAACAGCTTGAAGAACAACTTTGGTTTAGTTCTGAAATGGTTGTAGAGCTTGATCGGATGCAACTGCTTTACGAGCTTACACCAGAACAACTTCATGCAGTAAAGACAGTTCTTACTTTCTTTGTTCGCTACGAGCTTAGTGTTGGCGACATGTGGAAAAAGGTTGCGGAATTGTTCCCAAGACCTGAAGTCCAACTTGCAGCAAGTGTTGTAGAGTGTGTTGAACGGGCAGTGCATGCTGAATTTTATAATCAGCCTAACCAGCAGCTTGGTTTGGATACAGATGAACATTATTTGGCTTACACGAAAGATCCTGAACTACTAGAGCGCGCACAATGGATTGGTAAACTTCTTTCAGATAAAGAAGACCCGATTCTAGGTGTAATTACGTTCTCAATGATTGAAACTGCTATTCTATTCAGTAGTTTTGCGATCTTGAAGAGTTTCCAAAGTAATGGCTATAATTTGATTCCAGTCATCGCACGAGGCACTAACCAGTCGGCAATTGATGAAGATTTGCATGGAATGATTACAGCAGAAATTATCAACACTTATTACTCTGAACTTGGTAAGAAGCTTGTTGATGATGAAAGCCGTTATCCTAAGATTGTCGAGGCTGTTAAATATGCTTATGAGCATGAATGTCGCATCATTGATATCGCTATTCCAGAAGATACCTTCAATGGAGTAGCAAAACAAGAATATAAAGAGTTTGTTAAGAAGCGGCTGAACACCTATCTAACCCGAATCCAGTTACCGGAAATGTTTGAGGTTGGTGAGTGTTCAATTACTGAATGGTTTGAACTGAACACCTATGCTTATAAAGTTGTGGACTTTTTCACTCCGGGCGTGGGCATGGAATATGAAAGTTCTTGGGATGAAACAGGGTTTGTAAAAGGATGGCGAGAAGCTAAAAATGATTGATTATTCAGCACTACGAAAAGACTTACAAAGCAAAGGAGAAATCCCTGAGTGGTTCACTACAGGCGGTACACAACTGTTCTACGAGAAATACAGCTATCAAAATGAATCTGTAAAGTCTCGTTTCAAGACAATTGCTAAAGCTTTGGCTGTGCATGCACCAACTGAGTATCCTGAATGGTGGAATGAAGATCCTTACACATTCAACCAGACATGGGAAGACGTATTCTTTAAGACTTTGTGGGATGGTTTTATTAGCTGTTCAACCCCACTTCTGGCTAACGCTGGTTTGCGTCAACGAGGAACTACGGTTAGCTGTGCCGGTGGTTATGTAGGCAACAACCTATTTGATCGTTATAATGCTGTAACAGAAGCTGCTATTCTAACCAAACATAGTCACGGTACTAGTTATTCTATTGATCACTGGCCAGCAGAAGGAGAGAAGCTTAAACGTGGTGGACGTTCTCTTGGTGTTATGCCAATTGTTCGTGACTTCATTGGCTGTATGGAAGAGGTTACACAAGGCAGTCGCCGGGGCAGCCTAGCTTACAGTATTCGTCCTCAACATGGCGACTTCTACAAAGTATTGAAACATTTGTATGAACGCACAGAATCAAATAATGTTGGCTGGTTGATTGACGATGAATTTGTTCGGTTGATGGAAGACGAAGATCCAGAGATTGAAGATAAGTTTGGTAAGATGCTTGGTGTTAAACTTCCACGAGGTAAGGGATATAAAACCTTCATCTCGAAGATGAATCGGCACCTAGCAGAAGCTTTCAAGCGAAAAGGGATGACCGTAAAGGCTAGTAACTTGTGTCAAGAAACCTGCCTTCCTTCTGATGAAGATTACACGTTCAGTTGTGTCATTCTGAATTACAATCTTGAGCTTTGGGATAATTGGCCTGAGCACCTTGTCTTCATTGGGCAGGTAATGTCAGATTGCAATATTAGTGAATATCTTGAATGCATGGATGAAATGACCCCGATGGATAAGCAAGCCATGCAGAAGATTTACCGATTCACTAAAGAGTTCCGTAGTTTAGGGAGTGGTGTACTCGGCTGGCATACCCTGATGCAAAGTAAAAAAATCAATGTGTCTTCACTGGATTGTATGTTTTTGAACACAAAGATTTTCAAACATCTGGATAAGCAGTCATTGGAAGCTAGTGAGTGGTTGGCTGAGGTTCTAGGAGAGCCGCTTGGTTGCAAAGGTCTTGGTATCCGTAATGCTACACGCCTTATGATGCCCCCGACAAAATCCACAGCAGAGATTATGGCAGGCGCTTCCGAAGGTATTGGTCTTGATACTGCGATGGCTTTCACTAAACAGTCAGCAGGTGGTGAGTTCTTCCGTGTAAATAAGGTGTTGGTGAAGTGGATTAAAGAAAAAGGACTTGACTTTGATAAGTGTGTTCGTGAAGTAGTAGCAAACAAAGGTAGTGTTCAAAGTGTAGATTGGCTTGATGATGAAGAGAAAGCAGCACTTCGTACAGGCTTTGAAATTCCAATGGAAGATTACCTTCGTCTTTGCTCACAACGTCAGAAGTACATTGACCAGGCCCAGTCAATTAACCTCTATTTTACTTCTAATGATACTGAAGAGTATATTGGTAAGATTCACCGGATGGCATTCAAGGATGAGGGTATTCTGAGCCTGTACTACATCTACAGCATGCGTGGTGCTGGCGACATCAAGCGTGTTGAGTATTGTGAGATGTGCATGTAAAAATCTTGTTGACACGCCTTAAACCGTGTTCTATCATTACCCGTATCGAGGCGAAAGCTTCTTTACGGGTGCCCTTGCAAGCAAGATTTTTTAACTAGGAGAAATTCATTGACACCTAAGAAATTGTGGTTTATCTTTGATGGAGTTGAAGAGGTTTGTGGTCCTTACGCTTCTGCGAAGATTGCACAAGAAGAGCTTGACATGTACATTGAAGAGTTATATTTTCTAGACTACTTTCCAAACCCGTATGTTGACTTCATTGGGCAAGATGATTACACTGAGTCGGCATACAAAGAAAAGTTTTATAAAACAAAGGAGAAATAAAATGACTTTTGATGAAGACGAGGAAAGAAAGAAATTTGAAGATGTGATTTATTACAGACAGTTCCTTGGTCGTCACAAAGATGGCACATATGAGCTGGAGTGGGTTGAGGGTCGATGGTGTGGATGGTTACTTTGTGTAAAATATAGAGGAGATTATGAGGAATGAGAGGAAACCCATTAGTAAATCTTGCTGCCATCCTCGTTATGCTCGCCAGTGTTCTTGTAGGAGGAGGTTATTGGCTGATTAATAAACAAGAGCAATCAAGAGGGGTATTACAATTGCCTGAGAAAATTGATAAGAAACCTCTTACATTCGAACAAGCACATAAATGCACTGAGTAAATTACACGCAAAGAAAAGCCCCGAGGACCGAAATCCAAGGGGCTGAATTAGGATAAATATGGGCTGGCTAAGCCCTATGTCTGCTCATGCAAACTATTATTTTTATTTGTTGACGTTAACAACATTACTATTTAAATTGTTGTTAATCGTTTTCTCTTGTTTCTTCAAGGCTTTGTTCTCAAGCTCCAACGCTGTAACCCTGCTTTCAAGAATATTAATACGAGTAGCTGAAGAGTTCTGATAATCATCGACATTTCTTGCTACTCTATTAACTTTCACTTCCATATATTCAAGATTATTAGAAATAGTTTTCGTAATAGTTTCTTTGAATCCTCTCAAACTCTCTTCAAAATTGAAGTTGTTTGTATTTTGGTTGACGCCACTGTACAGCACAACTACCATCACAAGACCTAGAAGCAAATAGGTAAGGTCAACTAGTCTTTTGATTACTTCCCAGAACATAGCGTCTCCTTACATTTTATTTTTCTTTTAGCTTCCCAAAGTACAAATCAAGCCTTGCAATAAGGTCACTCTTCATTGCTGTGATTGATGCATTGATTTCTTCTTTAAACTCTTTTAAATCGCCACGATCCACCTTAGTTGTCTGAAGAACAATAACACGAGACTCCAAGTCTTTGATTCTGTCTTGTTGTCCGTTATAGAGAATAGTCATAAAGCCAATGACCAATGAAAGCAAGCCAATGGCTGCACGCTCTGTTAAGTTTGTGATTCTACCATTGGCATCATTTGACATTTTTATACAAGTCCTTTTGCTTTGATTTATTCTCTTTAATCTTCTCAATCTGTGCTTTATACTTAGCAATGCAAGACAGGTTTTTATTAGACGCTATTGCTAGTTCTATTAGACTCTCACCGGGTGGTGTTGCCTTGCACGGGTGAGTTAGAAGACTGTCCGGTGGACCTACATAGATCGTCTGTTGGTTCGACAATACAGTAGGATTGGTTGAGCAGGCCGATAAGACGGGGAGAAAGCAAACCGTCATCAGGCAAATAAACGTCTTTTTGAATGACATTTTGGTTTTCCTTTTGAGGAGCATTGCTAGCTCCGTTATTGTTTTTCTTAGGAAGCTTATTCAAGGCTTCTGTGATAACATCAGACTTATCTGAAATAGAAGACTTCTCTTGTTCAAGTTCAACTATTGAAGTATCATCTTGTTTGCAGGAAAAATCCTTTGTTTCATAGGCTTTTTGTGATACTTTTAACGCTTCTTGGGTAGAGGTAAGGGCAACACCAAGGGTAGCCTTCTGTTCGCTTAAAGAGTACGTTTTATAGCCTAGAAAAGAACACAGAAGAACGAGAATAGCCAAAGCTCCAAGTAGGAATCTCATGTTTTCTCATCCTCTTGGTTTTCTTCTGGGTATTGCCACAGATTCTTTTGCTTAATGAACCTAGACAGCAAACCCAATGCGTTTAACGTGAACATCAAAATTGCATAGGTTTGGGTTGTCATGGTAGGTTCAAGTAAGCCAACAAAAGGAAGAATTTGGTCAATGAATGTGAGAAGCACAGAAGCAATGTGGAACCAGAAAGACCAAGTAAAGAAAACTCTTTTCCAATTGGGAACCACATCAACTTTCTTTACTAAATTTTTCATAGGCATCTTTCATCTTAGTATCGTACTTATTGGTTTTGTACGCAGGTCCGTTATAAATACGCGAGAAGCTAGTCCAATCTTTTTCTTTCAAAGCTTTAACAAGCCTACTATCTGCTTTGATGAACTTAACAAAAGCGTCTAACTGCCCTTGCTCTGTATACATATCATTTACAAAAGCTTGGATGGAAGAATAACCTAGATTTGACCAGTGATAACCCATCAACTGAAACGATCCCCACGAAGCACTTTCTAAAGCTGTGGTTCTATCAATTAAAACTGCTCTTTGAAGTCTTTCATGTTCAGCTAAGTCCCTTTTGTAACCACCGGATTTTTCATTTACAATATCAGGATACTTAGCCGCCATTTCTTTTGATTTGATTGGTGTAAAATCACGAAGTCTTCGGAACATAATGTGACGTTCAAACAGAATCTTAGGGATCTTATTACCCTTTGAATCAGTTATAAATCCATTACCATTAGACTCTGTATATGCAACAGCTTTTAAAGTAGCCTCTTCAACTCGAAGAGAATCAGAGGCTTTTTTATAATCAATCATATTTCCCTCTTAAATAAAGCACTTCCTTGTGCTAGTGTTATTATTTAAACTTCTCTGATTTCAGCTTCCCACTGAAGACTTGCTGTAGCTCCGGCAGTGAATGCAGCCGTTGCTGAAACAGCAGGTACAATCGTTGTTGCTGTATGTTGTCTAATTCTTGTGATAGGAATTTGACCACCCAATGTATCCAACACAGCACCTGCAACCCCAGAAACACCATGTCCCACATAAGTAGGAACTTTAGAATAGGGATATCTGAATGTTTGTGTTGCTGCTGTTACGGATGTAGTGGCTGTAGTTGTGATTGTCACAGAGCCGGATTGTCTCATTTGCTTGGTAGGTACGTTCGCAATTTTTGCACTTGCAAGGATCAACGCCGTATTTGCCGGACCGAACACGTTATCCACAATCAGATAGCCAGAGTTCATAGTTGCTAATACCTGATCATCCGCCCGCAGAAAACTACGCGCAGTTGGAGCTCTGAGCTGAAGACCATCGATCAGCGCATTGCAGTTCTGAGCTGTTGCGTTACGAGGGCGCAAGCAGACAACGTCCGTGTTGGTTGTCGCGTTAGGCGCCTCCACGGTGATGTTCCGCACGGTAAGCAGAAGGCCCTCAACAAGACTGCTGCTCGGGGTAATATGGATAAGCCCAGTTGCAAATCCGTCCCCGTAAGAGACGAGGCGGCAGTTCTCAATTGTGTACACGCCACCTTGGCATTCGCTACCGAAAATACACTCTCCAGACGCGCTGCTGGCGCCATAGATCAGGCTATTCCTGACCGTAGGGTTGCGCCCTGACATCAGCATTCCGTTGCGGAAAATGCAGTTGTCATAGGTGACGTTGTCAGAGTTGCCGTGCATGTCTCCAGAGTATGTGTCGGATGCGAGGTCGATGTTTTCAAGGATCAGGCCGAACAGAAGGACGTTCCTGTTTGGAATGCAGCACACAACATCATTGCCGCCAATGGCAACGGCATGTCTTGTCGCTGCGCCAGATGCTGACGCAACGGTCACGTTATGGCTGTTTGAGATAGTGATCCCATACTCATCGTTTACAGATGGCGATCGGTTTATGCCGGAAGTTGTTTGGATAGAAACGTCAAAGCAGCGATCAACTTCAAGCAGTGTATATAGCGTAACGTCGCTGCCGTAGATACGGCCGACCCGGACGGTATCGCCAAACGTGACTTTGAAAGCAGCAATCGAGAAAGTGTCGGATGGGGAGAAATGCATATCCTCAACGTTGCAGCGCACGCCACGAAGCCTATGCACTTGTACCGATGCAGCGGAGTAGGTAGAGGTGCTGTTTCCGTAGACAGTGACCACGTTGTCACTGACCGAATGCACGCGCCACATCTCACCGGCCCGGTAGGATGGGCGATCAGCAAGCCAGCTACCGTCAGTCGGGTTGTAGACGATCACTACATCGCCTGGCACAAGATCTGGCGCAGAGGCGAAGGTTATTGTCCTGTCGCCTCGGTTGATTGTTGCGCCAAGATTCCCAATTTGCGTCAGATCTCCCTGAGTCAGTATCGCGCCGCCAGATCCGGCCATGCTCAGGTCGATGCGGGTGGAATACCCATCTCCGGTGTAGCTGATGTCTCGGTTGCAGACGGTTCCTTTGTTCAGCACGTACCAGCCGCCAGGGGCGTGCACGCGTGGGCATCCGCTGTTGATCGCCGCCTGGAAGGCAGCCCAATCGATTGAGTCCGTCAGTGCTGTGGCATGAGGGTAGACCACCTGGGCCAGGGACAGTGATGCGAATCGCTCCGACAACGGGTGATAGGTACCATCAGCGATGGCGCCGTAATCTTTGACGTTAGCGGTGTCATTCAGCCTATCAAGAACGGTCCGTTGTTTATAACCTACAGCCCCCGCACCTGTAGGTGAGGTAAGCAGTGAGGATAGCACAAAGTCCGCAGCATCTTGATATGCAGCCGTTCCTAGTGTAGACACAACCAATTCAACAGCATCTAATCTAGAGTCAAGATCGCTTGCGCTCGGTTGAGAAACCAATGAACTACCATTAAAGATATAACTATCTCCAGATGCCCTATCGACCACTGTAAAGTTTTTAGGTATAGGAGATGAATAATACGCCCCTCCGACTACGAAATAAAGCCTGTTATCAGTAGTGTTGAAATACGCCTTTCCATTGGTTTCTGGAGGAAGAGACGAAACTATTCCATCAATATTTCTGTCAAATAAGTAGGAAAACTTTAGAATGTTTTCATCCATCCCTCCATTCCAGCCAGATTCCCCCAGATTCCAGCCATATTTCCCTTCTAAAAAGGGACTAGTTTGTTGAGACATAGACACTCCTATTTAAAATCCTAATGACATCCAACGAACGCTAGTTCCGATAGCAGTGGTTGATCTATTTGCTAAAGTGAAGCTACTGGTAGTTAAGTTCCTTGCCCCATAGCTTATATCAGCATTGGAGTCGATCGCAGAAGCTTCAAATGCAACAGCGAAAAGGTGGGAGGTTGTATAAGTTTTTGGTAGTGTTATTACAGAAGACGATCCACTGGCGGGAGAAACTGCGCTACCCCACTGGATAATCAAGCCTCCGGGCAATACTTGAAACCCATTAGTAGTAAGAGATTGATTTGTTCCCGTAAAGGCATTAGCTAACTGCAAAGGGCTTAAATAGACATTGTTAGCTGTCATTGCTCTTGACTGAGCTGCCGTTGCTACCTGCACGGCCTGTGCAGTAGTAAGGAAGGCCGATTCCCAGTTACCCGGAGCGCCGCCCACAGGATTTATATTTGTATTGGTTGTCAACGCCTTATAAACAAGTCCATCAGAACCTTGTACGTAACTTTTACCAGCTTGGTACTCTAAAGTATCCGACCATACGGCAATGCCATGCTGCGCGATATGTGCAATAGCTTGATCTTGACGATTATCCAGCCAGTTAAACCATTGACGAGGAGGAATTTCAGCTTGCCATCCTTGTTGTATTTTTGAGTCTGAAGGTTTAAGAATATCGCCAGCAGACGACCAGATCAACGAAAGATCTGGTAATGTTGTCTCAGCCATTTATTTATCCTATAGATTATTATAAATTGTTGCGAATGTACCACCGCCGTTTGTGGTGTAGTCACTCTGTCCGTAATTGAGGCCGTACCCAAGACCGTAACCGTAAGTACCGGAGATATCACCAAAACCAAGTGCTCCTGGACTATCAGCAAATCCGAAATAGGCATCTGGAATATACTCACCAAAGTTGATTCTTACACCAACAGTCTTAGGAATTAACCTTGAGGGATATCCTTGAGAATATGAGATATAAGTTAACAGCACTCGTTGAAAGTTACTAAGTTGCCCACCAAGTAGAACTGTCACAGAGGCATCACCTTCAGCCACAACAGCTACTTGGTCTAGCCCGAAGATAAGCTTAATAGCTTGAATAAATTGTTCTGGTGTGGAGGCTGTGATGTTTTTATAGATCTTAGCTCTGATGAATATCCTATAAGTTTCATCATCAAGTTCTACGTTGCCGCCCAAATCAATACCATAACTGTAGAAAATACCACCAACAGTCGGATCATTTGTATCGCCCATTGGGAAGGCATTTAATGCACCAATCATGCCAAAAAAGTCATACAGATCAGCAGCAATCAGCTCCCTATCTTGACCTACAATACGACCAATAATGTCCAACTGGGCGCCTGTTGCTGAGTCGATATCACGAAGTTGTAGCAAATCTTTGAATGTGTTCTGTAAGTCAATCTCACCTCTAGTAAGAATTTGAACGTAGTTATCAAAGACTTGCTTATTTTTAAATTGTTCAGTTACTCTTGTTC